ATTATTTTTTTCTTTTTGTTGGTTTTTTTAATTTAACTTCTGTTTTATTGTTTTTTTCATCATACGACAGTAAGAATGTAGAGTTTTTTTCTGGCTTATCTGAAAGTACTTTTTCTGTAATTGCATCATCTACCCATTTTTGAACTGTTCTTTTCAAAATACGAGCTCCAAATCTAGTGTCCGTACCCACTTTAATTAAGTGATTTTTTAGTGATTCATCAACTTCAACATTAAATTCAAGATTTGAAACTCTTGTATATAATTTTTCAAGTTCTAAATTTAAAATCTTCATTAAATCATTGTCATTCAAGTCTTTAAAGTATACAATATCATCAAATCTGTTGATAAACTCAGGTGCAAACTTTTTGAAAAGTTCTTTTTCTAATACCGATTTAATTTCTTCATCTTTTGTTTCTTCTTTATGTGATGTTGAAAACCCAACACCTGTACCAAATTGTTGAACCACTCTTGTTCCAACATTCGAGGTCATAAGAATAATACAATTTTTAAAGTTAATTTTTCTACCGTGTCCATCGGTTAGAAACCCTTCATCTAACATTTGTAAAAATACATTAAAAATTTCGGGATGAGCCTTTTCTATTTCATCTAATAAAATAACAGAATAAGGTTTGTTTTTAATTTTGTTTAAAAATGGTGAACCATCTTCATACCCAACATATCCTGGTGATGTTCCTGTTAATTTTGACGTTGCAACTTTATCTGAAAATTCACTCATATCCAATCTAATAAGAGCCTCTTCACTATTAAACATGTGTTTTGCCAATTGTTTTGCCAATTCAGTTTTACCTACACCTGAATTACCAATCAATAATCCACTAAATATTGGTTTTTTAGGGTCATTTAAACCAACTTTATTTCTTTGTATTGCTCTTGCAATTTTGGAAACCGCTTCATTTTGACCAATTACTCTTGTATTTAATACTTCATGTAATGATGCTAATTGAACTGATTCATCAGTTGTGATTTTATTAATAGGAATTTTTGTAATCAAAGAAGTAACATTATAAACAATTTCTTCTGTAACTTCTTTTCGGTAAAGGTCTCTGTTTTTTTCAAAGTCTTCTTTTTCTTTTTGAAGTTCTGATAAAACTTTTCTTTCTCTATCTCTTAAATTTGCGGCCTCCTCGTATCTTTGTTTATTAATTACTTCTATTTTTTGTTCTTTTATTTCTTGAGCTTCTTTTTTTAATTTTTCAATAGATTCAGGTAATTTCATTTCTACCTGACTTCTTGCCCCAACTTCATCAAGTATATCAAAGGCCTTGTCAGGAAATTCTCTATCTGTAATATATCTATCTGCTAATTCAACACATAATTTTAAAATATCTTCACTATATTTAACTTTATGGTGTTTTTCATATCGGTCTTTAGATTTTTTTAGTATTTCTAAAGTTTCTTCTTTAGTAGATGGGTCTACAACAACTTTCTGAAATCTTCTTTCAAGAGCCCCGTCTTTTTCAATGTTTTTTCTATATTCTTCTAATGTGGTTGCTCCTATGCATTGAATATCTCCTCTTGACAACGCAGGTTTAAATATATTTGAAGCGTCCATAGAACCTGACGCGTTTCCGGCGCCAATCATAGTGTGGATTTCATCTATAAAAATAATGATGTCAGGATTGGCGTACAATTCTTCAATTATAACTTTCATTCTTTCTTCAAATTGACCTCTATATTTTGTTCCTGCCACAACAGAAGTTAAATCTAAAGAAACAATTCTTTTATTAACTAAATTTTGAGGACAATCTCCTTCAAATATTTTTTTGGCCAATCCTTCTACAATTGCAGTTTTTCCACAACCTGGTTCGCCAATAATAATTGGGTTATTCTTTTTTCTTCTTGATAGAATTTGTGCAATTCTATTAATTTCTTGTTCTCTTCCAATAATAGGGTCTAATTTACCCTCTTCTGCCGCTTTTATTAAGTCTCTTGAAAAATTATCCAACACAGGTGTTTTACCCGTAGTTTCAGTTTTTTTTCCTTTGTCTTTTTCGTTGTTGTCTGCTGATTCAATCATATTGTTTTTTTAAAAAATATAACTAACTTTATTAATAATCAATTAAAAAATACATTTTTGACAATATGTCTTAAAATACTGACATTTTGTCATACTTTTAATTGTGGCACAAATTTGTTTATATAAAATAAACAACAAAATAAACTATAAAAAATGTTAAACAAAAAATGGGAAAAATTATTGGTATAGACTTAGGAACGACTAATTCTTGTGTAGCAGTAATGGAAGGTCGTGAGCCGGTAGTAATTACAAACAGCGAAGGAAAAAGAACAACACCATCAGTTGTTGGATTTGTCAAAGATGGTGAAAGAAAAATTGGAGACCCTGCAAAAAGACAGGCGGTTACAAATCCCGAAAAAACAGTATACTCAATCAAAAGGTTTATGGGTGCAAGTTTTGATGAAACAAAAAATGAAATCCAAAAAGTACCTTACAAAGTTGTAAGTGAAAAAAATAACCCAAGAGTAGTTATTGACGATAAGAAATTTTCACCTCAAGAAATTTCAGCAACTATTTTACAAAAAATGAAACAAACGGCCGAAGACTACTTAGGTGAAAAAGTAACCGAGGCGGTAATTACAGTGCCAGCATATTTTAATGACGCACAAAGACAAGCAACAAAAGAAGCGGGTGAAATTGCCGGATTGACTGTCAAAAGAATTATAAATGAACCAACTGCGGCCGCATTAGCGTATGGATTAGATAAAATGTCAAAGGACATGAAAATTGTAGTTTTTGACTGTGGAGGTGGAACTCACGACGTTTCAATTTTGGAACTTGGAGATGGTGTTTTTGAAGTTTTATCTACAGACGGTGATACACATTTAGGAGGTGATGATTTTGACCAAGTGTTAATTGATTACATGGTTAATGAATTTAAAAACGAAACAAGTATTGATATTACAAAAGACCCAATTGCGATTCAAAGACTAAAAGAGTCGGCAGAAAAGGCTAAAATTGAGTTGTCATCTTCACCTTCAACTGACATCAATTTACCTTATCTTACTGCCGATTCAACAGGACCAAAACATTTAGTTTTAAAAATTACAAAATCTAAATTTGACCAATTAACTGAAGATTTAGTAAAGCGTACTATTAAACCATGTGAATCTGCACTTAAAAACGCTGGATTAAAACCTTCAGATATTGATGAAATTATTTTAGTTGGTGGCTCAACTAGAATTCCTGCAATTCAAGAGGCTGTTAAGAAATTTTTCGGTAAAGACCCATCAAAAGGTGTAAACCCTGATGAGGTGGTTGCATTAGGAGCAGCAATCCAAGGTGGTGTTTTAGGTGGTGATGTGACAGATGTATTATTATTGGACGTAACACCACTATCTTTGGGTATTGAAACTATGGGTGGAGTGTTCACAAAACTAATAAGTGCAAACACAACAATACCAACAAAAAAATCTGAAGTATTTTCAACAGCATCCGATAACCAACCTTCTGTAGAAATTCATGTCCTACAAGGAGAAAGGTCCATGGCTAAAGACAATAAAACTATTGGAAAGTTCCATTTGGACGGATTACCACCATCAAGAAGAGGCGTTCCTCAAATTGAAGTTACTTTTGACATTGATGCTAATGGTATTATAAATGTATCAGCTTTAGATAAAGCAACAAATAAAACTCAATCAATTAGAATTGAGTCTTCATCAGGATTATCCAAAGAAGAAATTGAAAAAATGAAAATGGACGCAGAACAAAATGCCGAAATTGACAAAAAATTAAAAGAAGATGCCGATACATTAAATTCTGCAGATTCTATGATTTTTCAAATTTCAAAATCTTTAGAAGATTTGAAAGATAAAATTTCAAATGAAGATAAAGAAAATATCACTTCTAAAATCGAAAATCTAAAAACCGCCTATAACGAAAAAAATATTGAAAATATTAAATCGTTAATGGATGAGGTAAATAACGAGTTTCAAAAAATAAGTCAAAATTTGTATAACCAAGCTTCAAAAAATTCTGATAATGAAGAAGAAGTCACAAATGTAGATTTCGAAGAAGTAAAATAATCTCCCAAGATTATAAATTTTAAATCCACCTTCGGGTGGATTTTTTATTTGTGTCTTTACTACTTTTATAATTTTTACTATTTTTTATCGAAAAAAATATTAACATGGCAATTACTAGAACAGACATAGAAGGAAACAAAATTATTTGTGAAATAAAATCTTCTAATTTAAAAAAAAGTGAGTATGATGTTGAAAAAAAAACATTAAAAATTACTTTCAATAACGAAATGTTATATGAATATGAAGAAGTTCCTCACTCAATATATTCTCAATTTAGATTATCCGATTCTCAAGGAAAATATTTTAATCAAAACATAGCAAAAAAATTCAATTATAAAAAACTTTGAAAATCATATTGATAATGTATTTATTAATATGAAGGAATTCGAAAAAGTTATAAATAGTTTTTATTTACAAGATACACTTAATCCTGAAGTTTGGGATTCTCCTAATGAAAAAACTATATCGATTAAAAACGCGCAATTTTATAAATTAAAACCTGAAATTAGAAAAAAACTCTTACAAGTTGCTGACGTTTTTTTAAAAACAATAGACCAAGATATTTTCATTCAAGACATTATACTAATTGGTTCTTTGACTGGTTATAACTGGTCCGAGTTTTCTGACTTTGACCTTCACTTATTATATAATTTTAATGAAGCTGGTGAAAATAAAGAATTATATGAAGAACTTTTTCACCTAAAAAAAACGTTGTTTAACGCATCACATGACATTAGAATTAAAGGTTATGAAGTTGAAGTTTTTATTCAAGACTCGAACGAAAAAGAAAAAAGTATGGGGTCTTATTCTTTGGTTTCTGATACATGGATTAGAAAACCTGAAAAAGAAAAATTTAAAGTTGATGAAAAAAAAATTAAAGATAAGGCACAACAATGGATGGATATTATAGATGGTGTTTTGGAAAATGCAAAAAATGAAGATTTAAAAGATGCAATTGAACTTGTTAAAAAATATAAAGAAAAGTTAAGAAAATACAGAACTTGTGGATTAACAAAAGAAGGGGAGTATTCATATGAAAATTTGGTGTTTAAATTTTTAAGAAGAACAGGTTATATAAAAAAACTTGAAGACTTTAAAAACAAGATTACTGATAAAAAATTATCATTAGAAAACTTAAATATTGAATAATTAATCAATTTATATATTAACAATATATTTATTATTGAGTTAAACTATCCTGTTGGATATTTATATTATAAATAACATAATAATAAAAACAAAAAAATGGCAGATTTGAAACCACTTGGAAGTGAAAAATTAGAAGGTATGGACAAAATTAGACGTATCTTAGAAATTGCGCATTATAATGAAAAACCAAAATCACAACTTAACGAAAATGAAACTTTGAACTATACCATTAAATTAGCTGATGGTTATACTTACGGTATTGTTAAAGAAAAGTTAGGATATATAATAAAAAAAGGAATTAATGAATCTATTCTAGACTATTCAGACCCAATTAGACAAAGAAAATATTTTGATTCGTATTCTCAAGCTATGAAAAAATTAAATCTTCACGCTAAAGAATTGAATCGTATTTATGAAAATGAAGAAGAAATTCCTTTAATCGGAGAGCAAGCAACTTCAAAAAAAAAATTCGTTTTAAAATCTCCTAAATCAAATCCTTCATCTGACACTGCACCTGCTCCTGACGCCGTTGCACCATCGCCACCACCTGCTCCTGACGCCGCTGCACCATCGCCACCACCTGCTCCATCTCCTTCTTCCGATATGGGCGGTGCTCCTGATATGGGTGGAGCCCCTTCTTCCGATATGGGCGGTGCTCCTGATATGGGCGGTGCTCCTGATATGGGCGGTGCTCCTGATATGGGTGGAGCCCCTTCTTCCAATATGGGTGGCGCTCCCGATATGGAAGGTGCTCCTGATATGGAAGGCGCTCCCGATATGGAAGGCGCTCCCGATATGGAAGGCGCTCCCGATATGGGTGGGACCCCTTCTTCAGATATGGGTGGAAATGAAGATGAAGGTGGTAATTTTAAAACCATACAGAGACTTACAGGTAAATTATCACAAAAATTAAGAGCATATAACAATCAAGATGAAGACGGATTGGATTCACAAGACATTAAATATGTAATAAATATGGTTTTATCGGCGTTAGATTTAGAAAAATTGGATGAGGATGATAAAGAAGACATTTTATCTAAGTTTGAAGAAACTGATATGTATGGAGATGAAGGCCCTGAAAGTTTAGATTTTAGTGGCGAAGAAGATTCTAACTTTGGTGACCAAGGATTTGACGAAGAACCAACGGGAGGAGCTCCTATGGGTAATGAAAATCCGATGCCACAAGAACCAACAGAAAATGTTTTTGGAGAATCAAGAGTTGAAAATGTTTTGAAAAATTATTTCAAAATTAATAAAAAAGAATTACCATTATTAGAAGAAAAAAAACAAAAAAATTATATTAAAAATAAATTAAACACAATTAAACAAAAAAAAGAGTTATACGACTTATTCGAAACTAAATACCAGTTACAAGTTGGTCAGCATCTTATAAATGAAGGGGCTAAATTTATTGGTAAAACTAATATGAATAATTTAATTTTTAATAAAAACGGTATAGAAATTAAAATTAATACTTACGGGGATATTATATGACTTTAATTTACATAAACGAACTTGGCCCAAATTTTCGAGGAGACAACATCTATGAATTTATTTTTTCAGATGTTGATGATGCATATGGTGAAGATTGGGATATTGAGCCGGCATCCGGCAGACCACAACCACCAAAAATTGAATTTATAAAAAAAGTTGGGATTTTGAAAAACTCAGACATACAATTAGAACTTGTTCAGAATTCAGATTTTTTTTGTGTTTATGATTCCGTTGATGGTGTTATTTCATTAGGTTGGGAAAAGTCCGATTCAGATGAAATAATTGTATATAAAAAGAAACGATTAGTTTTTCAATACGGAGATAGTATTGAAAATGTTGAAGGTAAACTATACGAAAGAGATGTCGTATTAAATTGGGAAAAAAATTTGATGCTAAATGAAACACATGAATTATAAACTTCAAAAATTACTTCATGAAGGTTTTTCTATTAAAACTTTAGAAAATCTATCAGAAAGTCAACTATCTTCTTTATACCGTAGAATTATGGAGCAAGAAGGAACTCTTAATGTTAAAAAAGGGTCTCCCGAAGAATTGAAAGCTAAGGCCTCTGGTAAATCATTTGTTACTTATGAAGAAGAACTTGAAGAAGATGACTTTGCTTTAAATAGAATGACCAAAAATGACCCATATGAAACAGGTGATAATTACTATGGGCCTAGTTCAGATGACGGGTTTGGTGATGAATATGACGGTATGTCAAATGAAGGAGAAATTGAAGAAAAGGCGGTTTCACGACAACAACAAAAAATTATGGGATTAGCTCTTTCAGTAAAAAAAGGAAATACACCAAAATCGAAAGTTTCTAAAAACGTTAGAAATATGGCAAAAGAAATGACAAAAAAAGAATTAGAAGATTTTGCATCAACAAAACACAAAGGTTTGCCAAAAAAAGTCGAAGAAGACGATGTAAAAAAATTAGAAGAAAGTATTTTATCAATTATACAAAAACATATACCAACTCATTTTACAAAAGGAGAATTTTTAAAAAGTTTTAGAAGTAGAATTTAAAAATGAATGTCACTTTCAAAAGAACAAATATTATTAGAATATGCTAAATGTATCAATGATACTCCATATGCTTTAAAAACATATTTGCAAACTTACGACAACACCCAATCAAAATACGTTCCATTAGAATTATTCAATGACCAAGTTACTTTGGTAAAAGACTATGATACTGCTGAAGAAAATATCGCTTTAAAATATAGACAGGCGGGCGTTTCAACGGTGACATCTGCATGGGCTTCAAAAAGATTAGTTTTTGCAAAAAAATCAAAACCTGAAAAAATTCTAATTATTGCAAACAAACTTGATACCGCTGTTGAAATGGCAAACAAAGTTCGTTCATTTGTTGAGCAATGGCCTTCTTGGTTAGGTGTAACATTTTCATCAGAAAAAAATGCTGCAAGACATTTCAAATTAACAAATGGTTGTGAAGTTAAGGCCGTTGCAACATCTAAAGATGCTCTTCGGGGGTATACGCCAACCATTCTTATTTTTGACGAAGCAGCATATATTGAAGCCGATGAAGATTTTTGGTCAGCTTGTATGGCATCTTTGTCAACCGGAGGTAAAGTTATTGTCATTTCAACACCAAATGGATTTGACCAAATTTACTATTCAATATATGCTCAAGCTATAAAGGGAATGAATGATTTCAAAATTACTGAAATGTATTGGTTTAGAGACCCTAGATACTCTAAAGACTTAAAACTAATTAAGTGTGATGATATAATACATTACATGTTAAATAGAAAAGACTATAAGGATGATGAAATAACTATTGATTACTCGAATATAAAAGTATCAGACAGAGATTTCGAAGAAATTAAAGAAAAGATAGGTAGCGGGTACAAAGCATATTCATCGTGGTTTGAATCAATGTCAAAAAAATTAAAATTTGATAAGCGTAAAATATCACAAGAGTTAGAATGTAACTTTCTAGGGTCAGGGGACAACGTAATACCTGCTGAAACTATGAAAAAAATAAAAGAAAACCATATTAGAGAGCCTGAAAACAAATTTATAGGTGGGGTTCTTTGGCAATGGAAAGAACCAATTGTAGGTCATAGATATATTATGGGCATGGATGTTTCAAGAGGAGACAGTGAAGATTTTACAACTTTTACTATAATTGATTTTGATGAAAGAGAACAAGTCTTAGAATATATTGCAAAAGTTCCACCTGATATTGTGGCGGAAGTTGCATATAAATGGGCAATAATGTATAATGCATTTATTGTAACCGATATTACAGGTGGTATGGGTGTTGCAACTTCTAGAAAACTTCAAGAACTTGGATATAAGAATTTGTATGTTGATGGCGTAAATCCAGCAGACAAATGGAAGTGGGACCCAAAACAAGAAGATAAAATACCAGGAATAAATTTTAACTCAAAAAGAGTTTTAATTGTTCAAGCGTTTGAAGAGGCGTTAAGGTTTGGGTTCGGAGTTAGGTCTCAAAGACTGTTTAATGAACTAAATACTTTTGTTTATGTAAACGGAAGACCTGACCATCAAAAAGGTCAACACGACGATTTAATTATGGCGCTGGCTATGGCTATTTATGTAGGTGAATCATCTTTTTCTAAACTGGAAAAAGCAACAGAACAAGCAAAAGCAATGATTGAATCTTGGACAACAGACAAAACTATGTTCAAAGATTCGTCACAAAATTTTAATCCTGCGATTCCAATTCAAAACGATATGTATAGTAATAGAACATATAATGGACCAACTAAAAATGATTATGAAAATTATTCTTGGTTATTTGGCGGAAGAAGAGTTTAAAATATTATAAAATGAATTATCTTAAAAAATAAAATGGAAGAAAAAAAATATACAGTTTGGCAAAGGTTAGGTAGAGTTTTTGGGCCTAATTCAACAATTGACCAACAATCACCCGTTTTTAAATTCGATAAAAAAGAATTATTAAAAACACCAAACAAACAAGAATTTGAAAAAGAAAAACTTCAAGCACAACAGACTATGTATATTGGTCAGCAGTGGCAAAAAGTAGAAAGCAATCTATATCAACAGGCGGTTTATTATGAACCAACAAGAATGGCGTCATATTATGATTATGAGTCGATGGAATATTGTATTGTTGGTGATACAAAAATTGCAACACCTAATGGTTTTATTACAATAAAAGAATTGGCAGATAAAGGTAGGGACTATGAATTTATTACATATGCTTATGACCACAACCTAAAACAAGTTGTTCCAGCAATGGCAAGAAATGCGCATTACACTCGTGATGAAATGACATATAAAATAACATTTGATGACAATAGTTTTATAATCGCAACTTGGGAACATCAATTTATGAAAAGAGACGGTTCTTTCGAACGTGTTATGAATCTTAAACCTGGTGATTCTATGATGCCTTTTTATCGTAAATCATTTTATAACAATAAAAAATATAATTGGGTATACACTTGTAATTCAAATGAAGGACACAATGGGTGGATTGCTGAACATAAATTAATATCAGAATGGTTTTATAAAAGAAAAATACAAAAAGATGAAGAAGTTCATCATATTGATTTTGAAGGTAAAAATAACTTACCTGAAAACTTAAAAATAATGAAAATATCTGAACATAGAGCATATCACGCTAAATTGAATAATCAAAAATTATGGTCTAATGCTGAGTTCAGAAAAAAAATGATAGAAGTTTCCAAAAGAAAAGGTGAATTTACTTGGTCGGGCAGAAGAATTGGTAGTAAAAATCCATCATATATTAATTTAGGTTGGGATAATATTATCGAAGCAGCTAGAAAACACAAAACTTTAAAGAGTACTGCGAAAGAATTGAATGTGTCATATCGTAAATTACAAAGAGATATTGTCTCTAATGGGTATAAAGATTGGCAAACATTTTTACTTGCATATGGAATTGAAAAATCAATTTATTCTACATCAAAATCAAAAAATGATAAAATAAATTTAAATCATAAAATAATTTCGATAGAACCTTATGGTGTTGAACCTGTATATGATTTAACAGTACCTGGTTATAAAAATTTTGCAACTGACTCTATATTTTCACATAATACTCCCGAAATTTCAGCAGCATTAGACATTTATGCTGAAGAGTCAACAACGCCCGATAAAGACGGACACATTTTACAAATATATTCTGAATCAAAAAGAATTAAATCAGTATTAACTGATTTATTTAATATAAAATTGGATATAAATACAAACTTACCCATGTGGATTAGAAACACTTGTAAGTTTGGTGATAATTTTGTTTATTTAAAATTAGACCCAGAAAGAGGAGTTGTTGGTTGTCAACAATTACCTAATATTCAAATAGAAAGGTTAGAAAAAGGAATGAAATTCCAACCTGAAAAATATTCAGCAGAAATTGAAAATGATGCTCTTAAATTCACATGGAAAGAAAAAAACATGGAATTCAACACATGGGAAATCGCACATTTTAGAATTTTGGGGGACGATAGAAAATTACCGTATGGTACTTGTTTAAAGTTTGACACTAAAATTGATACTGAATATGGTGTAAAAGAAATCAAAGATATACAAAAAGGAGATTTTGTTTGGTCTTTTGATTTAGAAAAAGAAGAAAAAGTATTATCAAAAGTTTTGGATACAGTTAAATCAGGAGTCAAACCTTGTTTTCAAATACATACAAAACATAATTTTGTAGAAGCGTCCGAAGAGCATAAAATTTTAATTTTCAAAAACAATCAGTTTTTATATAAAAATGTTTTGGAATTAGAAATTGGTGATTTATTAGTCATTGATAATACAGTTACAAAAACAAAAAAAACAAAAATTAATAAAGAAGAACCAAATGAAAACAAAAATGGGTGGTTTAATAGTGTAAATTTGATTCCTGATTTTGTAGATGAGGAATTTGCAAGATTTTTTGGTTTTATGTTAGGGGATGGGTGGTTGTCTAATAATGGGGTTTATTTTGCGCTTTCAGAGTATGACGATTTAAATGATTTTTACATAAGTATTCTAAATAAATATTCTAAAAATCCAGTCAAAATAATAGAGGTGGATGGAAAAGATACTCAATGTATGGTGTGGTCAAAATGTCTGACAACAATAATGAACAGAATGGGTTTTTTTGGTTCTGCAAAAACTAAAAGACTACCTGATTGGATATATTATTCTGATATACAAATTCAAAAAGCTTTGTTAGAAGGTTTAATAGACGCCGATGGTTGGATTACTCAAGACCAATGGTCAACACATTTAAATTTAGAATTGTGTAATGAATCTTTGGTTAGAGATGTTAAAATTTTGTGTCAAAAAATTGGATACAAATCTGGTTCAATTAGAAAAAGAGAACCAAGAAAAAATATAGTAATAGAAGGTAGAAATATAAAATCTGCAACAACTTCATATTCATTAACTTTTTATGATACTTTTTTATCACAAACAAAAAAGTATGATAATACAAATAGAAAAACATCAAATTATATATTAGAACCAATTAATAAATTAATAGAAATTGGTAATTTTGAAACATATGATATATATGTAGAAGACAAAAATCACAATTTTTATGCAAATGGTATTGTAGTTCATAATTCAATGTTAGAAAAGGCTCGTCGTATTTGGAAACAATTACTTTTATCTGAAGATGCGATGTTAATTTACCGTGTATCAAGAGCTCCTGAAAGACGGGTGTTTAAAGTATTTGTTGGTAATATGGATGACAAAGATGTGGATGCTTACGTACAAAGAGTTGCCAATAAATTTAAAAGAGACCAAATTGTAGACCAAAAAACAGGAAATGTTGATATGAGGTATAATCAAATGGCCGTAGACCAAGATTATTTTATTCCTGTTAGAGACCCGGCAGCGACTAATCCTATTGAAACATTAGATGGGGCTAAAAACTTAGCGGAAATTGCAGATATTGAATATATCCAAAAGAAACTTGTTACGGCATTAAGAATACCTAAAGCGTATTTAGGATTTGAAGAGGCCGTTGGTGACGGTAAAAATTTATCACTATTAGATATTAGATTTGCTAGAACAATTAATAGAATTCAAAAATCTATGATTGCTGAATTAAATAAAATTGCAATCATTCATTTGTTTCTTTTAGGATTTGAAGATGAGTTGACCAATTTTACATTAGGATTAACTAATCCTTCTAAACAATCTGATTTATTAGGTATAGAATTATGGAAAGAAAAAATAACATTATTTAAAGATGCGGTTGCACCAATTCAAGATAGTGTTGCTCCTGTATCAGCGTCATGGGCCAAAAAACATATTCTTGGATTTTCTGATGATGAAATTAGACTTGATTTACAACAACAAAGAATTGAAAGAGCAGTATCTGCTGAACTTGGTAAAACTGCAGAAGTTATTACTAAAACAGGTTTATTTGATACTTTAGACGCTTTATACGGTAAAAAAGATGAAGCAGCAGGTGGAGCACCTGACGCAGGTGGAGGGGCACCTCCTGAAGGTGGAGGGGCACCTCCTGAAGCTGGAGGAGCACCTCCTGAAGCTGGAGGAGGAGCACCACCGCCACCCGCAGAAGGTGGAGGGGTGACTCCTGAAAATTTTAATAGAAATGATTTAAATTTAATTTTGGAAAACACACTTTTTGATAGAGATAATACCTTAGATTTATCAAAAGGTAGATTATCTATTAATGAAATTGATGACAAAATAAATAAATTATTAAACAAGTAAGTATTTATCTAAAAAAATAGATATGGCAACTTTTGGTGAAATAAAAACTAAAATAGACGAAACTTTCATTAACCTATATGGTAAAAAAGAATTCAAATTTTTCAGCAATCAATTCAAAAAAATTGTTTTGGAAAATAAAGACATTGCGGAACTTTACTATATATATAATGATTTGACAGAAAATAAAGGTATGTCTATAGATTTAGTTAATGATTATATTAATGAGTCTATAGAATACTCGCAAATTTTAATTGAAAATAATAATAAAGAATTAAATAGGATTAATTCATGGATTAATAGTATTAATTTACATAGGGACGTAAAAAATATTTACGAAACAATTGATAATGTTATTTACAACAACTCTATTAAAAATCTTGAAAATATTTTAGAATCAAAAAAACAAATATCTAAAACTTTATCAGAATTAAAAAAAGAATCAAATCTTAAGGAAACTATTAATTTACCTTTAGAGACAATGTTGAAAGTTGCAAATTCAAAACTAAATAATGAAATTACTAATTTGTCAGAAAGTGAAAAAAATGATATTAAAGAAATAGTTTCGTTGTCTAAAACTGAGTTAGAAAATAGAATAGAAAACTTAAAAGAATCTATTATTGATAACTTAAAAATTAAAATAAATGAATCTACTGAAAGTGATTTAAAAAATACAATCGAAAAAACTGTAATTAAAATACAAAACTCACCGGTTGATTTTTACAATTACTATAAACTAAAACAATTACAAGAAGGTTTATGAAAAATTTTTTTAAACAAATGATGGAAGGTCACAATGGTGGCGTATCATCCAAAAGATTTATTGGTCTATTATGTTCAATTTCTTTGATAGTGTCTTTATTTATTTCTTTATTTAGTTGTGGAAAATATCAAGCACCTGAATTTTTAATACAAACAATTGGGTTATTAACGTTTGGATGTTTAGGGTTAACATCCGTAGATTTTTTTTCTACTAAAAAAAAGGATGATAAGAATCAAGAAGAAAACTGATTTTTATTTTTTTGTATATGAATTGTCTTTTTTCTTTTTTTTCTTAATTTAACAGACTTTTTTTCAAACTCTTGTAAATTTCTTAAATGTTCAAGTTGTTTTGTTTTATATATTTTTAGTTTATATAATTTCAAAGCTTGTTCAATATTATTTTTTTTTATTTCTATAATAATCATTTTTTTTTAATTTTACTATAAATATATAAATTTTTTTATGTTTTGACAAAGTATTACGTAATTGTTATATTTAAAAAAAATAAACATATTATATATGAAAAATGAAAAAAGGAAAAACATCAAAATTAAGTATTTTTGATGATGCAAAATGTCAGTACGGAACAGTCGATTCCAAAAATTTTAAATCAATTTATTTAATTTTACAAACATGGGTGGAACCAAAAGATGACTACAGTAATTGGGCATCGATTACGGGTACCATAAAAAGACAAATACTACACACATTATTGGAAGTTGTTGACCACAAAATTTTTGAAAAAAAGTATATTGTGGACTTAGATTTAAGAACAAGTGGATTACAAAAAAATAAAAAAAGTTTTTTAAATTTAGAAATAACACTGTTTATTCACAACCAATCATATAATTTCAAATCAATAATTTTAAGGTCAAAAATAAAAAATATTTTCCAATCAATATATCTTGATGACTTAAAAAAATCACTTTATTTTACATTAAGTAAAACTAAGTTAGCAAAAATAAAAGAAATATAATATTTATTAATAAAAATATTATGAAAATTTTAGGACCAAAAGATACGGGTAAAGGGATTTTAGTTGAATGGGATGCAGGTATTATAAATCCAAATGAACCAAGAAATCAAAATATAATTAGAGAATCATACGGACAACTAGACCATTCTAAACCTTTTATTTTTTATGCAACACTTCAAAAATGGGGAGTTCCAAATAGAAACGGAAGAGTCTATCCTGAAAAAATATTAAAAAGGGAAGCTGAAAAATATCAAGATGTTATAAAAAAGGGGATGTCCATATCGGAATTAAACCATCCTGAGTCTTCTTTAGTGGATTTAGATAGAGTTTCTCACCTTATAACTGAAACGTGGTGGGAGGGAAATGTATTGATGGGTAAAATTAAATTATTAACAAGTCCAGGTTTCCATGAAAGAGGGATTGTTACATCTAAGGGAGATGTTGCAGCAAATCTTATGAGACAAGGAGTTACTATGGGAGTATCTTCTCGTGGAGTTGGTTCTCTAGTAAAAAAAGGAGAACAGAATGAAGTTCAAGATGATTTTGAATTAATTTGTTTTGACCTTGTATCTTCACCATCTACGCCAGGAGCTTATCTTTATTTGAACGCCGAAGATAGACCAAACTATGAAGAAAAAATATCAGAACAAGATAATTCTTCAGTTAGTGGTAATGGTTTAGAAAAATCTGTTGACTTAATGAAAAGATTGTCGGATTATTTAGGAAAGTAAAAAAATTAAATTATGGACGAAAAGTATTTTGTAGCAAAAATCACAACTGATATGGTTGATGATAACACAGGTAAAATTAAAAAAATTAGAGAAGAAAAATTGGTTAAAGGTTTTTCGCCAACAGACGTTGAATCTAAGGTGACTAAAGTTTATGAAAGTTACTCAATGGAATGGAGAATAACCGCAATAGTCGAAAGTAAAATTAACGAAGTTATTGAATAATAAAAATTCATATCATTTTTATTAAGGTCCCCAAAAGGGACCTTTTTTTATTTTCAAATGTTTTTTATGTTAAAATCAAACTTTTTGTATTATAGATATATTTATTATATAAATAAACGCAAAATTATATGCTTTTAAATGAATAACAAAAAATCAGAATCGTTAGTTGAAGAGGCTTTATTACAAATGAAGACTATTGAAGAGGCGATTAGTGAAAATGCAAAAGGAATACTTGCTTCAACTATGAAACAAGAAATCGGAGAATTAGTAAGAGAATCTATAATGGGTTCTAAAAGGTCTTTAAAAGAACAAGCAAAAGGTGGTCAAGCGCCACAAAATGGTCAAGCGCCACAAAATGGTCAAGCGCCACAAAATGGTCAAGCGCCACAATCACCTGAAGAAGAAGACGAAACAGAAGTAGAAGATGAAGAGGAAGTTGAAACACAAGAACCTGAATCGGACACTGATAATGACATGAATGGGCAACCTCAAGGACCAACTGAAGAATTACCCCCTCTTGATATGACAACCGCACCAATGTCCGACGTTATGAAAGTTTTCAAAGCGATGGGAGATGAAGATGGTTTTATTATTAAAAAAGACGGTAATTATGTTCACTTGAAAGATGGTAAATCAAATACCGAATATCTTATTAGTATGGAAGTTGACGAACCTGAAATGCCAGAAGAACAACCTGTCGAAAATATGACTGAAAATACAATATATGAATTGGTTTATGAAGACAATTCGATGGCAAATGAAATAAACTATGACAAACATATGGACATGGATGAAATGGATTACATGGATGAAATGGATTATAACAAACATATGGACATGGATGAAATGGATTATAACAAACATATGGACATGGATGAAATGGAAATGGATGAAATGGACTATATGGATGAAGAAGTTTATGAAATCGACCAAGAATCACTTGATAATGTTGTTGAAGCATTTAAAGCAAAAGGTAAAATTGGAAAACTTAAAACTAAAATTTATCCTTCCAAACTGAAACATGGCGTTACTGAAACAGACGATGATGAAATTTCAGACGGATGGGTGGAAGAAGAAGAAGGTGATGAAGATGAAGCGACTGAAGCTGCTCGAACTTACGGAAATGGTTCTAAAAAAGGTAGAGGTTTAAGAAAAGGAATCACTCCAAATAGAAATTTAACATTTGAATCTCGTGAATTAGAATCTTTAAGAGAAAAAAATGAAGAGTATAGAAAAGCACTAGACTTCTTTAGAAATAAATTAAATGAAGTTGCAATTTTCAATTCTAATTTGGCTTACGCTACTAGATTGTTTACAGAACACTCAACAACAAAACAAGAAAAAATAAACATCTTGCGAAGATTTGACACTGTTGAATCTTTAAAAGAATCAAAATCACTTTACAGAACAATCAAAGAAGAAATTGGTGAATCACCAAATTCTATGATGAACGAATCAATTACTCAAAAAGTTGTTAAAACTCCAAGTAATGGTTCATCTTCAAATTTGATTGAATCTAAAGCTTATGAAAATCCTCAATTCATGAGAATGAAGGATTTAATGAACAAAATAAAATAAAAATAAACTCAAAAAAACTTAAAAAAAATGGGAGCATTATTAGATTCAGGTCTTGTTGGTAACATTGGTTTAAAACACCTTAAAGTTATCAAAGAAGATACTATTAACAAATGGGATAGATTAGGATTCCTAGACGGTCTACGAGGACACGTTAAAGAGAACATGGCACAATTATATGAAAACCAAGCGTCTCACCTAATCAACGAAGCTGCGTCTTCAGATAGTTCAGGTTCTTTCGAAACTGTAGTTTTTCCTATCGTTAGACGTGTATTTTCTAAATTATTGGCTAATGATTTAGTATCGGTACAAGCAATGAATTTACCTATCGGTAAATTGTTCTACTTTATCCCTAAAATCCAAGGATACAGTGGTGGTACTTTTTTAGATGCTACACAAGCAGGTCGTTCAGGGGAACATTACGGGCCTGTTGGTTCACCTGGTAATTATCCTGGGTCAAATGGAGCAAATGATGGTTATACAAACACTAATGGTTCATATAACCCATCTTACACAAGAAACCTTTATGATTTGTTTTATGAAGGGGCTGAAGCAGGATTAAATCCTCCTGGATTATTTGATTATTCAAAAGGTCAATGGACTGCAATCACAGGAAGTGTACAAACAGTAGCATGGTCAAGTGGTAATTTAGTTGCATCTGCATATACTGCTGGTGAATTTAGAAAAATTATTGTGGGAATGTCAGGATTTTCTTCAACAGGAGCTGGAAAACTTATCGGACCTGACGGTCAAGAAATGGACACTGAAGCATTTTTAACTGATTTAAAAGTGTTTACTACAAACTCAACAGTTGCAACACAATTAGGAACAAATACATTCACTCCATTATTATTTAGAGTTGTTACTCAACAATACTCAAAATCAATCGCTTCTTACGGTACACAAACTTCAACTACTTGGCCTTCAACTGGTGGAGGTTCTTATAACAATATTTGTTCTCCAACAGGAATTATTTATTTAGAAGTTGACGCACAGACACCAGTATGTATTACTTGTACTAACGCATCAACAATCGACGGATACTCAGGAGCGACAATTACAACAGCAGCTTGGTCAGGTACACCTCTTCAGTATTCATTCAAAAGATACCAAGAATTGGAATTTGAAGACAAAATTGGTGAGGTTTCTTTTGACCTTGAGTCAGTAACTGTGTCCGTTACAGAAAGAAAACTAAGAGCACAATGGTCTCCTGAATTAGCACAAGACGTTTCTGCATTTCATAACATCGATGCTGAAGCTGAATTAACAGCTTTATTATCTGAGCAAGTAGCTGCAGAAATTGACCGTGAAATTTTACGTGACTTACGTAAAGGAGCAGCTTGGAACTTACGTTGGGATTACAACGGATGGAGAAGATTGTCTAACACAACTTCTTACACTCAAAAAGATTGGAACCAAACTTTGATAACAGCAATCAACCAATTGTCTGCACAAATCCACAAATCTACTTTGAGAGGTGGGGCAAATTGGATTGTTGTTTCTTCTGAGGTTTCTGCAATCTTTGATGACTTAGAATACTTCCACGTTTCTAATGCATCTCCTGAGCAAGACCAATACAACATGGGTATTGAAAGAGTTGGTACTTTAGCAGGTCGTTACCAAGTATACCGTGACCCTTACTTCCCAGCAAACCAAGTTTTGATTGGTCACAAAGGAACGTCATTGTTAGATACTGGTTACGTTTACGCACCATATGTACCTCTACAATTAACACCTACAATGTACAACCCATTCAACTTTACACCTATCAAAGGTATTATGACAAGATACGCTAAGAAAATGGTTAACAACCGTTTCTACGGACGTATTACAGTTGATGGAGTTCGTTCATTTGACTTACAAGAATTGAGATAATCAATTAAATATCAGTTAAGAAAAAGGGGACAAGAAATTGTCTCCTTTTTTTTGTTTATTAAGATATTTATTAATATGATTGAATACATTGTTAAAAAAATTTTAAAAGAAGCAACTTCTACAAGTACTGGGTCAAGAGGAAGTTATATTGCTCCTTTATTACCAGGTGAAAGATTTTTTAAGCAAAACGTGTTATCACCATTTACAGTTTCAGATTCAAAATACGAAAGTCCTGATTTAGCTTACGATTCTTATGATGGTAAGATGGAAAGAACAAAAAAACAAATTGAAAAGGAAGAAAAAGTTGCAAAAAAAATATATAACTATATTAAAAATTATCCTATTACAACATTTAGTGACGATGATGGTAACATTATAAATCAATACCCCGGTAAAAGTAAAACGATAGTACCAATTAAAGAATGGGTGGAACTAGATAAAATTCCACTAAATGAAGATTTAGCCGTTTGGTTTGGCAAAAAGAAAAAACCAAAAGGTTCATCTCAACCAAAAGGTCCATGGGTAAATATTTGTAGAAAAGTTGACGGTAAACATCCTCCTTGTGGTAGACCCGACACAAATAAAGGAGCATACCCAAAATGTAGAGCCGCAGGAGTTGCAGGTAAAATGACTGATTCTGAAAAAAGAGCAGCTTGTCAACAAAAAAGAAAAGCAGAATCCAAAGATACACAAACAGGTAAAGGTCAAAAACCTATTATGACTTCATACAAACCAAAAAATAAAAGGACCCAAAATGAGTCCTTAGATATTATTATTAATCGTATTCTGAGTTCTATTCAATAAATTTATAAATTTAGTCCAAGTATCTAAATTATTTTCGTTTCTACCAATATTTGCCGAATAACAACAAAGGACTACATTGTCTTTATTATAACCTTTTGTCCTATCTAACCTGTCTAATGAAGGTTGTTGAGGATGTTTTGTTTTATTGGATGGTATAAGGGGTATTTTAAACCAATAACATAAACCATTTTGTTTATTAAACATATCATTAATGTCAGAAATTGTCAAAGTATGTTCTAATTTTCTGTTTTTAGAGTCATGTAATAACGTGTTTTGCCACAATCTAACTCTTCTTTCTTTTTGTTTAAGTCTCTCTTTTTTTCTATGCTCAGGGTCTTATCTTTTTTTTTTTTATAATTTCTTGTTCCTAATAGAATACATTCTTTACATCTATTACCTCTTTGTGTTATATAAAAATCATCTAAATTTTTTAAAAAATTACATTTACTACATTTTTTCTGTGTTTCCATATATATAAATATATGGGTATACAATTGAATTTAAAAAAAAGGACTATTTATCCTTTTCTCCATTTACCCCCTTTTGATTTGTATCTTTTTGCTGCCGCTCCATTACAATAAGCGCTTGGACAAACATCATATCTTTGTCTTGCCCACGCTAAACATTGTTTCCATAAAGCAGGATTTGTTGGTTTATTTTTTTTTTGTTTTTCAGTTATTTCACTCTCTGACATCATCATATCTTCGTTGTCAAAATTCATAGACGTGTTCATATTGTCTTTTTTAGTTTCATTCATTAAAAAGTCAAATACTTGGTCCATGTTGTTTTTTGCTTCGGCAATATGGTCTTGAGCCCAATCGTGACCATTTTCTAAAATTTGTTCAATCATAGAATGGTCTATTTTTAACAACATATCACATTGTCTTTTCATTTGTTCTAAATTAGAAAAGAACATATATCTTGAAGACCCCATCTCTTGAGATGATGGTTTATCTTCGAAAGTTTCTTTGATAACTTTTTTAATAATATAATTTAAATTTTTCATTTTTTTAAGAATTTAATCCGTTAAAACCGCCAATAGTTACCATATTCAACTGAACAATAGTTCCACCTGTAAAATCACCATAATTAGGATGTGGTGGTTTTACAACAACAACAGAACTTCCAGTTCCTCCTGTTGTGCATATATTTTCACATATTGTGACTTCGGTATTTGCGCTTGTAGTTGCCATTTTATTTTATAAATATACGTTTATTTTTTATTTACAATTTGAAACTGTAATTCTCTTTTATAAGTATCTACATTTCTATCACTTACAACTTTAATATCAACAAAATATTCATTTGGTATTTTATCTGTAGTGTCAAAAATAAAATAAAACCCATCAGGAACTTCATTAACTCTTGTCCAATTTTGTACTTGAACCTCAGTACTCGCACCTTCTCTTACATAAATTCTATAATATGCTTCTACTGTAGTTAGTGGTGTATTTGTAGAGTATGCTTGTTTTATAATTACGTTAACTTTTCTTATGTCAGTATTTAAAACTTTTTCGTTTTGTCTAATCCCATTAAATTCAAAACCATAAATTTTTGGTTGTTGAGTAACTGAACCTATTTGGAAGTTTCCGTTTTTAGCCAATAATGCAAATTCTAAAGTCACGTTAGAAATTGACGTAGAACTTACTGACAATCCTTTCCAAACGTCATAATATAAACAAGGTGTCGTTGATGCTGTTAGATTGTTTACTGAACATTTGTAGACTCCTTTTGTCACTTGACAAGTTGATAATCCCGTAAATCCTGATACCGCAACACCATTTAAATTAAATATATCAACAGTTGGTAGATTGTCTAAATTAACCGCATTTCCATTTTCATAGACATACAAATACAATTCATTATTATTACCTGAATAAAATTTGTTTCTATCATCAACTATCAAATCATTGTAATTGGTTTCTAAAAATGGTTCATAAAAAGTTTGAGTGTGAGGAGAAAAAAACCCTACTGAATAATTTTCAGTTAAACCGCTAATATTTTCAACATCAGGATAAAAAGCAATCCCCCATCCTGTTACACCGGTTAATGTCCCATTTAAAATGTTATTTATTTCATTTGTCATGTTAAATTCAATATCTTCATTACCAAATTCAAAATGTTGTGTTGCTACAATTGTTAATGCCGAATAATTTAATCCCGATAATGAACCAATTTGTGAGTTGGTATTATCGTATATACCACTAATGCTCCAACCGCTTACTGTTGTTGTTTCAAACCAATTGGAGGCTCTTTGAGAATATGACCTATCATTTAATGTTGTTACTTGATAATCATAGTAATCATATCCGACACCACTGTCCCAGTTTTGAGGGACACCTGAGTTTCCTAAAGTTTTTGGTATTCTAAATAAAACTAAGTCAAAAGACGTTGCCCTTCTTCTTCCTTGTGATGTTGTTGAATTTAAAAGATTTTCATCAAAATATGAAGTATTTGTCATTTTCAAAGTATGTGTAAAGTTTGTACCACAACCTGAACTTATAATTTTATCTGAAATTCTTGACTGTAAATCTGTTAAATCTAAATTAAAAATATATCGACTAAACCCTATTGGGGCATTAAAATTATCAACACGACCATAGAACAGCTCAATAATAGGATTTCTACCTGTGTTAGTGTAACTATTTTGTATTAGAGTATTACTTTTATCGAAATATGACCTGTAAATTGACATTAAACTATTTTATATATAAATAGTTAGTTAATTCGAATATTACTATTTAAAACTTTTTGATATGCTTCTAACATTTTTTTGGTCAATTCATCTATACTTGTACCATCATACGAAACGCCAGAGGGTGGTAATAATGGATAGGGGTGTACGTGACTAACCAAAAAGCCAACAATAGATTCCAATAGCTCCAACAATTCTTCTCCTCTTACCATTGACGAAGTTTTGGGCTCTATTTCATCAAAAACTTGTTCGGGACTTATACCTCCAACAGAACCAGATAAAGTAATTTTACCCTGTGAATTTTCTGAATTATGTGACAGTAAATATAATTGAGACGCCCCAATTAATCCCACTGTATTATCTATTTTTTCGGTTTCAATAGGTGTAAAAACTTCTCTTTTTGGTAAAAATGGTAATTCAGGACTAACTTTTCTATCTAATACCAAACCATATCCTGGACTAATATCTGTTGTAGTTATCAAAACTTTTGATAATAACTGATTCATATTTGTAAAATCAGTTATGTTATTTTGGTTTGGAAGTGATTTTATAATATTTCTAATTCTTTTTGAAGGTCTATAATAAAAAGGGAATTGTATTTCGTTACTAGAATTATTATTTGACCCTACATTTGCGTTAGTTGGTATGTTTGATATTAAAATACTTGGATTATCTTTTAGTGTGACTATTTGGTCTGAAATAAATTTTGCAAAATCGTCAATACCCAATGGTGAATCAATTTTAATAATTCTAACTTTAGATAAAGTTGTTCCAGTTATTTCAGTATCCCACTCAAATTGGTTTGTTTTTGTTGCTTTTGATTCTTTATCTGGTAATTGATAAATTGTTACATCTCCTTGAAAAACTTGTGGAGCGCTTTCGGGGTTGTATACATCATACTCTAAAAGATATTTTATCTGTTGTTCATTTCTTTCTAGCCTAAAATAAGATTTAGGTTCACCATATTTTAATTTGTTTGTAAATTTTGATAATTGAATAAAAGCTCTATTATCATCATAATCTGGTATTTCACCTGTTTTGAATTGCTTATGTTTTCCTGCTCTTAATAATAAATCATTATTTTTTATTATCATATCAGAAGTTCCTCTACCTTTAATTGATATATCTTCAGGTTCAGGAAATACTCCCGCATTATTATTGTTTGGGTATGCTTTGGAGTAAGGGTCTTTAATGTTTGGTAAACTTGCCCTTGAGTTAGAATTGCCCATGTCAGTATGTGTTCTTGAAGACCTATAATCTTCTTTAAAAACTGTAGTTGGTGATGAGTATGGACCAACCAAATAAAATCTATTTCTACCTTTTGTTAATTTGTTGTTAAAGTAAATAATCATAACTGTTTCATCTACTTTTGGAACTTGGTTAACAAAATAAGGTAAAAAGGGTAAAAATATAAAAGGGTCTTTTTCACCCCAAGGCCCATTTAAAGTGCTTTTACTATTTTCATTAAAACCTTGTTTTGCCCCTTCCATTGCTTGAATATTTTCTTGGATTGGTTTACATCGTATTCTACCAAGCATCAATGGGTCTTGGTTGTCCACACAGACTCCAAAAAATATTATTTGATTATCCTGAACTTGGTCGTTTTCAGACATTATATATTATTTGTTCTTTTGTTTATTTCTTCAAGAATTTTATTATAACTGTTTTCAGTGGTGTCCAAATGATGGGTCAACTTAAGTATTAAATCTTTTGTTTTTTCAAAATCATCATATAAAAAATTCATAACAGCAATAAGGTCCTTGTTAGGTCTTTTTTTATATTCTGATAAAATTTCCAAAACTTTATCTGTTGACATTTCTACCATGATTTTCCAACTCCTTTAGATGGTAATGTTACAAACGCAGGTGTCATTACTAATGGTGGAATAAATACTTCTGTTTTTCCATTGTCGGCTTGTTCTTGATTCATACCTTTGACCATTGACATCATGGACATATTCATAAAATTAGGTCCTCCATCAGGAGCTCCTCCTGTAGGTAAACCTTGTTTTTGTAAATTTTCTAAAATGTTTGAAAACGCTCTAGTGTCAGACACACCTCCTAATAATGAAGCCCCTGCTAGAATAAATTGAGGTAGCCCTAAATTTAATTGGGAAAGACCTAAATTTAAAAGTTTTAAAATTTCATCAATTACACTTTTACAATTTCTAAAATCTACAACGGCCTGGCCAACTTCTAATAAAATATACACTATTGATGCATACATACTAATTTGTTTATTTTTCGCTTCCTTAACAATTTCTAATAAAATTGTTTCGACTAAAACTTTAATTTGTTTTTTTAAAATGTTAAAAAGTTGCTCAACAAAAATAGATGTAATTTTTTTCATAAAATTCAGAACAAACTTTTTGAATGTTTTCATAAATTTTGTTAAATCATCAAATAAGTCATCTAGTTTTTGTGATATTTCGTTTTTAATTGCCTTTATCATTATTAAAAATCCTAACATAACTTTAGGTGATAGAATTGTTTGAAATATCATTCTTGGTAATCCTAATATGATATTACTTTGAAGTGATGCTAAAATATTTAAATCTAAATTTAATCCTGGTATTAATGATTTCCACTTTGGGTCGTTGGCCATAGCATCTAAAGACTTTTCAAACTTTTCAATTTTCGAATTAGAAGAATTTTCGTTGATTATTTCTTCTAAAGATTTTCTATCCGCTAAAACGTTTACAGGTAGTTTAATTCCGTCACATCCTTCATATTCTACTACACCATTGACTGTGTTATTAACTTCACGTTCAATCATTAACAATTCTTGGTTTGTAACATCAAAAAATGAATCGTCAATTTCATCAAGGTCACTAAGTTTTGATGTGCCGGCAACATCAATTTTTTTACTCGGGTCCTCACATATCCCCATGATTCTTTTTAAAATCATCATAAATTTACTTTGTTCCGTTAATTGCTCAGTTGATAAACCGGCTGAAAAATCAAAAGAACCCGTTAATAAATTTTTTAAATTAACAGCTAAAACGTCAAAAGATAAAATGTCAACACTTGTATAATAATCATGTAAAAAATCACTTACTGATGTTCTATTATTTAATTGAGTATTTAATGTCACTTTAAAAAAATCACCAGTAACTTGTAAGTTGTTCGGGCCTAAATAATTTTGTACATATTGTATATTAAAAATTTGTGATTGTGAAGCCCCTAAATACGTTTGACCATTTCCTCCTGAATTATCTTGTGAAAACGATTGCGATGGGTTTTGTAATCTTTTATATAATTGTTGATTCATAGAGTAAGGTATATTACCATTACTTGTTGTATTTTTTTCATATTTAAATTTGAAATCTTCGTCTGTTGGCGAATTCTTCAATAACTTAAACAAATCAACTTGACTAACTTTAATATAAATTGGTTGGTTGGTAACTCCACCGTAAGATTGTTCTTCTGAACAACCAATTGTTGAAACTATTTCACTAACTAAAGCATCTTGTATTAATGGTTTAGAATTAACTGCAGCCTGTAAAAAAACTTTAGTTAAAAGTTTTAAAGATGAACCACCTCCGCTTGGTAAAGTAGCTTTAAATAAATCAAGTAATTGCTCAAGTTGACTTTTTACTTCATTTTTTATTTCATTTATTTTGTCTTTTTTTCCTTTTTTTAAGTCATTGATTGTTTTTTGAACATCGCTTTTTTTCTTATCCAGACTAGCCTTTGTTTTTTCTTTTTTTTGTTTTATTTCGTCTTCTTTACTTTGTTTTACAGTCTGATATGCGCTAATTTTACTTTTAGCTTTTGAATAACCTTCGTTTGTATCTAAATTTGCCATTTTATAGTGTAAAATTTGAGTCTTTATTTTGATTAATATCTTTTTGAATTAAATTTTGCAGTAAACTTTCATCCATGTCCGACAAAGAAAAGTTTTCTTCTTTAGAGCTGTTAGATTTTTCCCAAATTGTAGATTGAAGTTTAGATAAACTTAACTTTTTTTCAATAGTGTCGTTGATAATTTTTTGTTGTTCTTTTATAACCGGCCCGATAACTGTCATATCTTCAGCATCTTTTAAAAGAGCTAACATTTTATTTTGAATTCTAATTGCTGTTGACCTTTGTTCAACTAATTCGTTATATATTTCTTGCATTAATCCTAATACCGAATCTTTGTTTAACGCAATTTCTTTTTTTCTTTTTCTATCCATAATTAATAAATAGATAAATTTTAGTTATTATGTATTCTTTTAATAGTATTCAAATAAATAATTTTATATTTTTTTAAATAGGTTCTTATTTCTTTTGTGGATAAATTTGTCATTTCTCTAAGTGAAAGTAAAACTATATTTTTATTAAATTTGTTGTTATCATTTCCAATAAAAATGTTTCCATAATTATCAAATAATTCAATTAGAGCAATTCCAAGTTTAGACTCCCCGTCCGACATAGATGTTGTGTTGACGTGTTCCTTTAAATCTTTTAAAAATATATCTATTATTTTTTCTGCGTCAATTTTTTCAAACTCTAAATAATAAATCATGTCAGGTCTATTTTCCAACACTTGTGAAATATCTTCATAGGACACTTTTCTATTTGTTTCTTTTTGGTCTTTTTGTATTTGACCCATTAGATAGTTTTTACAAATAGTACCAAAGTAAGAATAAGCTTTTTTGTTTTTGGCTGGTTTAAATTTATCAACCTTTGTCATTAAAAAAGAATGTGTATCAGTATGTAAATCTTGATATTCCATATCTTTTCTATATAGTTTGTATCGTCTTATGATTGATTCAATCATTTTATCTAACGGTTCTTTAAGAAATTTATTATAAATTTCTTCTTTTTCTATTTGAGTTTTGGCGGCTATATAATCTTTCACCGCCTCTTCCTCTTTTACATCAAAATAATTTTTACTTTTTTTTTCTGTCTTTTTATTTTTGTCTAAATTTTCAGGGTTTGAGTCCTCTAAAAACATTATACATTTTGTGGTTCATATTTTATGTTCCTATCTGTTGTAAAAAAATGTTCTTTTTTTGCAGATTCAATCCAAAACAAAACTTCATCATCTGTAATTTTACTTTCATTATTTTTATAATTCCAAAATATAGAACCTGGTCTTAAATTCATATGTTTGTATCCAATTCTTGGAATTGTCATTATTTTAACAGAATTGTAAGTTAATCTTAGTAAAAACTCATAAACAAATGTTAATTTCATACTTGGTTTAAACCCTCCGTTTTCTTCATAAACTGATTTTTTAATAACAATTCCACTTGATTGAAAATTTTGATAATTCAAAAGAGTGTCATTATTTAAGTAGCCAATTTCTGAATTCATACTTACTGCAAATGTTGCTTCATTAGTAAACCCAACAAAAACTCCTTTTTCATCCGTATCAACAACAATTGGCAAAAACGCGTCCACTTCAGAATAAGCTTTACTGTATCTGTCAAAATTTTTAAACCAAATTGTAGAATATTCATCATCAAATTCTAAAATAGAAATCCAAGTACTTTTAGCATGTTTTACACCAATATTTAATTGAGTGCAAAAATCAAAGTCATTTTCATTTTCGACCATAGTAACTGTTAGACCACTAAAGTCATAATTATCTAATTTATTTTTTAATAACTCTTCACCTGAATGAACAATTACTAGTTCATTGATAGGTTTAGTTTGTGTTTGAATGGATGTAATTGCTCTGTTGAATAAATCTTCAAACATGATATTATTTGCTGAATTAATTGGTAGAATTACCGATACATCTAATTTTTCTAAGTTTTCCATAATATTATTTTTCTTCAGTTATTTTTAATTTTTCTAATTGTTGATTAAACATTTCTTTCCTAACTTCAAAATAGTCAACAAACAATGATTCAACTTTATTGTCAAATAATTCTTTATTTTGATATTTTTCACCTGTTTCAGACATTTTAACATACAAATCTTCGTTTATGTTATCTTCTAACCAATTTTGTGCAAAATTTGCTAAAATATCGATAATTTCATTAAAAGAGTATGTCCAAATACCGTTATTTTCATTCATCCAATCTGGTTTTAAATTAGGCACTATACCAATTACTGGGGTATTTGAAATCATACTTTCAATTGGGAATGTTCCAAATCCTGATTCTCTATCGACCCAAACAGAAACAAAAGATTCTTTTAAAAATTTCGCAAAATCTGTTTGACTAATATTTTTCATGTCTCTAAAAGTAAACCAACGATATTGCGGATATTTTAAATAAAAACTTTTGATAATTTTTGCGGTGTCTCTTGGTTCTCTACAGTGAATAGAAACAATTGGTTTTGATGGTTTGTCTTTTTTTCTGAACACTTCAGAAATCAAAGGTTCAACAACGTCAACACTTACATTTTTAAAAACTGATTTGATATATTCTTTTTGAAATTCAGAAGTACTAATACTCTTTAAAAATCCATAATTAGCCCATGAAATACCTGGAGGCAAAGTTTCTAACATATAATCATATGCTTGACACAAAACTAATTTACCACATGGATAATTTTTAAGTTGCTCCATAACGTGAGCATACAATTCAGGAATAACAACAAAATCTTCAGGTGAAATAGGAAGATTTTGACCTTCAATGGCAATATGCTCAATTTCCATATATTCTTTACCTAACCAATCACTAACTCCTTGGTAATCTGTTGTTTCGTGAATCATTTTTACGTTAAACCCTTTGTTTATCAAGGACATGGCCATTTGATAAATGTAAGAAACACCTGCCTTGGGGTTTCCTTTAGTGTCTTGAACCAAAAAATAAATTCTTGCAGTTTTATTTTCAAGTCTTTCAACTGATGTTTCAATTTTTTTAATTTTGTCTAATTCCATTTTACTATAACTTTTTTATTATGTTGTTTATTAATAATGTGTTAAATGCGAATTTAAAAGGAATTGATAAATTTTTGGCACCATGTATACCTAAATTTTCATCAAGCTCTTCTCTTTCGGATAATATAACATCTACTAAATTTTTATATACTTCCCATTTTGAAACGCTTATGTGTGGTTCAACTTGACCATCACCTTCAGTTGATTCCAAAGCGGGAACAGACATTGCAATTTTATTTTCTATTTCCTGTACGTCGATATAATATCTTTCACCTAAAAATTCTAACATATTTCTAATTTTTGTAAACATTCATCTAATTCTTTAAGTGAACTGATTTCGTGTTCAGATTTATTTTTTTTGTTGTATTGAGTATTAAACTTTATAACAACTTTGTTTTCTGGATGGTCTTCAATTAAACTTGGATTTGCGCTAACTAAAACATCAATTTCATCCCAAATTGAGTTTTTAGTGGTGTCTGAATAAAATTTAATTTTTTCGATTTGACAACCAAACTTTGATAGAAAAAATAATGTTGCAGGTTTAGATTTACCAATTTCATCAGATATAATTACAATATCATTTGTATTTCGATATTTCAAATAAATGTCATTTAAAGTATGAAATGTGTGCATTTCTGCAGATTCGGCATGACCAAATATTTGCATTGCAAATTCTTGATATAAAAAATCATAAAGTTCATCATCAGATTTAAACTTAAAATGGTTTAATAAATTAAGACTGTCGACATTACTTAATATTTCGTATCCAAATTCTTCTTCTTGAATAATTGATTCAGTATTACCTAACTCATTTAAAATATAAGTTTTTTCTGTTGAATTGTTTTCAATTAAAAACTTTTCATATGTTTGTTGAATTTTACCCAAGGTATTTCTTAGTACACCGTTAACCTCAATTCCTATTTTCTTCATCGTATTTCTCTAAAATTTTACCAATTAATGGGTTTCTTACGTTTTTTGCATTTCTAAAATCATAAATTCCAATATCGTTTACATTTTGAAATCTTTGAAGGGCGTCGTATAGTCCTGATTGTTTTTTATCTTTATATCTGTCAGTTTGTTCCAAGTCGCCAGATATGAAAAATTTACTATTAAAACCGATTCTTGTCAATAGTAATTTAATTTGATTTGGTGTTGCGTTTTGAGCTTCCTCAAATATTAAAATAGAATTATCAATATTCATACCTCTCATATAAGCTAAGGCAAAAACTTCAATTATTTCAGCCTCTTTTAGTTTTTCTCTGGAGTCCTTACCAATTATTTTATTCAACAGATAATATGATGGAAAAATATAAGGGTCTAATTTTTCTTCTAAATTACCCGGTAAGGAACCTAATTTTTCTTCAGCCTCAACTGCAGGTCTTACAATAATTATTTTTTCATATGAATTAGATGGGTCCATCAAAAGGTCAACCGCCGCCTTCATTGAAATATAGCTTTTACCAACACCTGCGGGACCTGAACAAATGGTAATTTGATTTGAAATTAATATATCATAATAATGTTTTTGTTCGTCAGATAAAAATTTACTTTTTTGTTTTCTTTTTATTGTTGCATTTATGAAATCTTTTTTGGAAAATGTTTGGGGTACTATAGGCTCTTCTGTTGTTATTTTTTTTCTTGAAGACATTTATTAATTTTTTTTGTTGTTTTATAATTACTGAGACTTTTGTGAATGTATTTTTTTTTTAAGTTCTTCATCTACTTTGTATTCAATCCATTCGTAAGTTTTTTTTAACCCCACTATTAGTGGTTGGTTGACTTCCCATCCAATTTTTTCTTTATATAGTTTGTTGTCTGAGTTTCTACCTTTCACACCTAAAGGGCATTTGAATCCGTATTTATCTAAAAAATCTTGACCTCCAATATTATTGATACTAATGTTTTTACCTGATATATTAATAGCCATTTGAGCCAATTGATTAATAGTGACCATTTCTTCAGAACCAATATTAACAGGACCTAAAAAATCACTTTCCATTAATTTTAAAACGGCCTCAACACACTCATCGACGTATAAAAATGAACGAGTTTGTTGGCCATCACCCCAAACTTCTATAGTACCGTTTTCTTTAGTCTCCGCAGCTTTTCTACACATGGCTGCTGGTGATTTTTCTCTTCCTCCATTCCATGTACCTTGTGGTCCAAAAATATTGTGGAACCTTGCAACTCTCACATCTAAACCATAGTTTCGATTGAATGCCAAGTATAATCTTTCTGAAAATAATTTTTCCCACCCGTATTCTGAGTCAGGGTTTGCGGGGTACGCAGAAGATTCTTCACAATTTGGGTTTAATGGGTCTAATTGATTATGTTCGGGATACATACATGCGGATGATGAATAAAATACTTTTTTAACTTTCTTTCTGACACATTCATGCACAACATTAAGATTTATTGTTGCTGAATTATACATAACATTTGCGTCATTTTCTCCTGTAAAAATGTATAACGCTCCACCCATATCTGCGGCCAATTGGTAAACCTCATCAACATCTTCTTCAATAACTAATTTAACCACATTGGGGTCAGTTAAATCTCCAAGTATAAACTCATGACAAATATCTTCATGAGCAAAATATTCGTGTTTTTTTATATCACAAATTCTTATGTGATTCCCTTCTTCTTTTAATCGTTTTGCGAGGTGACCACCTATGAAACCACCACCACCTAAAATTACTACTTTTTTCATTATTTAAAAATATTTTTGGTATATGTCAAAATATTCGACAGTTTTTTCAGGAAGTAAATCCCTATAATTTTTTAAATTTTCTAATAGTGGTAAAGTGCCTCTGTACCCAATAACTTCATTCTCTAAATTTTTAACCAAATCTTGAGGATTTCTTGCTTGGTAAACAGAAGCTTGGGTATATATAACGGAATTGGGGAAATGATGTTGCATTACATATGAACCCCATATATCATCCATTCGACCTGTGTAAGGAAATACACTATAATGTTTTAACACACTTCTATGTAAGAATGTATTTTGAGAGTTAAATGGTGATAATTGTTTTGTCGTGAACGCTTCAAATGGTTTAAATTTAATTATTGGTTTTTTACTTAACCTACAAATTGCATCAATGTCAGGGTCACCGTCCCAAAACTCAGCTTGAACCAAAGGGGTAATTTTTGTTTTACCTTTGTATTCAATGTTGTTTTTAACTTGTAAATGTTCAATCGGGAATCCTCTATGCCATAAATCATTATGTTCAGTAGTTGAAATTGCGTCGAAATAAGAGCACGATAAATTTTCATATTCATCAACCTCCACTTCTTGACCAATCATTATATTATCCCCCCAACTATCGTAAGGGATATTATCGTCATCTACTGTTGCAATGATTTCAGCACCTTGTTGATACGCATAGACAAATCCAATGTTTCTTCTTTGGATGGTTTTCCAACCAATAATCTCAGATAATTCAGGATATAACTCTGTTTGTTTTTCTGGTGATAAATAAATCACATTTTGACAAACAGAAACTAACTGTTCATACATTTCGTGTGGAGTTTTTAAATCTCCAACTATAACAAATGTAAAATCTTTTTTATCTGCAATTGATGCAAATTTTAATGTTGCTTCAGTAATTGGGTTAATTGTTGTTGTTACTATGTATTTTTTCATAATAATTCTGTTATTTCTCCGTTAAATTGCATTCCATGTTTATTGTTTTCTGTTTTTTCGTTAGAACCATGATTATGGTAATTAGGGTACTTTATTCCTGCAGCCTTTAGCGTATAACCAACTTCTCTAAATGCTGACATCATGCATTGTTCCGCCTGTGGATAGCATTGAAAACACTCTTGGTGTGATTCTGATAAATGTTTAATTGTTTTCCACCCCCAACTACATACCCCTTTTTGCCAATACCCATTATTTAGTTCTGTATCTCCCATAAACCAATTAGGGTCTAAAATGCCGTCTCGATTAAACAAAACCAAACCATCATTTTCTTCTCTAATATTAGCTTCATGTCCAATACCATTATAATAGTTAGGATTCCTTAAGGGTCTACTGTTAAATGTGTATATACAATCATCCTCAACATATAGATTTTTAAATTGGTTGGTATAAATAGCATCAATGTTAGATAAAAATTTAATATCTTCAGGATTTGATTTTTCATTAATATAGTTAAACATTTCTTGCATAGAAATAAGTCTTTCCCTACCTAAATTAACAACATTAACCACATCCGATTGAAACTGTTTATAAAATTCATAATATTCCAAGTTTTCACATAAAATGTGAATCTTATCAAAAATTTTACAATTCCATTTAATAACGTTAGTTATTTCAGTATTTCTTTCCTCGGTTTTATATTTAAAACCATCAACAATTTGTACTAAGCTCATGTTTAATTATTTGTTATAATACATTTTAATACTTGGTCATTATAATCCGCCACTAAATTAAATGCTTTTTGAATGTCCTCAAATTTAAATTCGTGAGAAATTATTTTTTCAATTTCAGTGTCTTCGGAGTATTGTTTAACACAATCATGTAAAGTTTGATTTGACCTTCTAACATTTTTAATTGTTAGTTCTTTAGTTCTCATTCTGTGTGGGTTATATGAAATAAAATCAGACTCAGGAATACCAATCAGAGCGACTTTACCATTAACCGCAGCAACATTAATACACCCATCAATTGATTCTACAGTACCACCAGTGTCTACGGTAATTGTAGTTCCCATGCCGTTAGTGAGTTCTTTAATTTTTTTATTGTAATCATCAGTTAATAAGAATGATTTTAATGCCCCAAACTTTTTAGCGAAATCTACTCGATACGGTAGTTTGTCAATCATGTAGATATCATTTAACCCCATTTTTTTTAATATTGAAAACATACACAATCCAATAGGACCAGACCCAAAAATAGTTGCGGATTCAGTAAATTTAGGCTCAATTAAATTTGCAGTATGAAGACAAACACCTAACGGTTCTAACAAACTTGCTAAGTTAAACGACATAGAATTAGGTATCTTAACAAGTTGTAATTCCTCAACAATAACATAATCCGCAAAGGCTCCTTGAGTATTTGCCCCCATAAATGTACCCTTTTCACAAAGATTGTGCTTACCCTTTAATGCCCAATATGAAGTAACACAAGGCATTCCTGGTTCAACCGCAACTCGGTCACCATCTTTAAATTTATCTGACCCATTTGAATCTACAATAATTCCTGATGGTTCGTGACCCATATACATAGGTAAAGGGTTCTTAAACGAACCCAAACCGCCTTCTTTAAAATAGTGCATGTCAGAACCACAGATTCCGACAGATTTCATTGCGACTAATATTTGACCTTTCTGAAGTTTTGGAATTTCTTCTTCAAAAATTTCAATTTTTCTAATTTGTGTTAGTTTTGCTACTTTGTTTTTCATAATCAATTAATGCTTGTTTTAATACATCACAAATGTAATCCACTTCTTTAACCGTTAATTCTGGATATAATGGAGGGCATATATGGTGATTACAATAATAATCAGTATTTGGTAAATTTACATAGGAAAATTGTTTTTTATATAAAGGTTGGTGGTGAACTGGTATTTTATATACTTCACCCGTCAATGAAATATTGTGTTTTTTACAGTATTCCTTCAACCATGAACTATTGATTGGTGTTTTAACTATGGCCTTATAATATGCACACCTACCATCACCTTTTTGTTTAAGTACAACGTATTCAGTTTCTTTTAAATTACTATAATACCTTTCTAATAACTGAGACCTTTTTTCAATCCTTGTTATTACTCGGTTACATTCAATACTACCTAATAATCCTGTGAACTCGTTAATTTTAAAATTGTTACCCTCAGAATTAACAATTACACCATAATCATTAATATCACGACCAAAGTTTTTTAACGATTTCATTTTCTCGTAATATTTTTTGTTATTTGTTGAAACAATTCCCCCTTCACCTGTTGTCATTACTTTGGTCGGGAAAAAAGAAAAACACCCTATATCACCAATGGTGCCCGCGTTGTATTTACCTCTGTATGAAAGTTGTGCATGTGCAGCATCTTCAATTAAAGGAACATCCATTCTCTTACATAAATCAACAATCTTAGAAATCTTATGAGAAATTATACCACCAATATGTACAATAATAACTGCCCCAACATCTAAAGTTAACTTTGATTCTAAATCTTTTGGGCAAATAGAAAAAGATTCTGATTCCATATCTAATAGTTCAACAATCCCTCCTGAGTTGGTTACAGCGACACTGGTTGCAAAAAATGTGTTAGACGGAATTAAAACTTTTTTACCCCTAACATCAATTGTTTTTAATGCCAATTCAATTGCGGTTGTACCATTAGAACACGACATAACATATTTTGATTTAATTAGTTTAGCAAACTTATCTTCAAATTCTTTAACATATTTTGATTCACCTAATGGTCTATTCGATGATAAAATATCCCAAGAACCTTTAAGGAATTTTAATTTAGATTTTAAATCAAATTTTAATTTGAAAATTGGGATATTATATTTTTTCATGTTTATAATTTTTTTTTAACTTTTGATGGTGTTCCCGCAACCATTACATTCGAATCTACATCATTAATAACAACTGAACCTGCAGCAACTATTGAGTCATCACCTATGATTATTTTTGGTATTATTGTCGAACCCGCAGAAATAAAAGACCTTTTACCGACTTTAACATACCCACAAAGAGTTGCGTTAGGTGATATTTGAGAAAAGTCACTAACAAAACAATCATGCTCTACGATTGCTCCCGTATTAATTATCGTGCAGTCTCCTACATGTGCGTCAATGTGAATGACAGAGTTGGGGCAAATTAAATTACCATAACCAATTTTTTTTGTCGATATGACCGCCGATGGGTGAATACAATTAATAGGTTCTTTTTTTGTATAAGATTTAATTAACTCATAATTTTCTTGTCTCATTTTATTATCACCGGTTGCAATAAAATATTGAATGTTGGGTGACCGTAAATGGTCAAGTGCCTTATCTATTGTAGGGTAAATTATATTACTTGTGATTTCATCTGAAAAACATTCCACATAATATAGTAAATAATCTGGGTGTGTTTGACTAAAAATGTTGGTTGCAATTTTTGCACCTGCTGAACCACCAACGATAAAAATAGATTTAGGTTCACTCATATTAATTCTATAGGTAAATCTTCGTTAAGCATTCCCCAATTTTCAGTATTTGATGTTTGTATAAAATCTCTAATTATTAAATTTTGGTCAGACATTGGGGGTACGTATTCATCTTTATCTAGTATTGATTGTTTTCCATGGTTTAGATGAAAAATATAGTGTTCTAAAACTTTTATATCGGAATAAAACGATGCTTTTTTCATTACATTAGTATCTATACCGCATCCGTAAAGAACCGATTCTTCAAACCCTTTCATTTTTAACCAAGTGTTTCTATGTCCTATTTGATAATCACCACAACAAATAACTAAAGACCATTTGTCGTTTTCATTACTAACTCTATCTTTAGGTCTAAATGAATCTTTATTTAATGTTAGATGTGAATATAAAGAATTAAAATTGTTAAAAGATAAATGAAGTGATTCATCAACATCTCGTCTGGGTACAGTATAAAACGAATTTACGTTTAATTTAGAAAAGTCTAATGGTGTAGTTACAATATCTATATTTGTTGAGACGATAAAATCATTTGAAGTTCTTCTTATACCTACATTACGACTAATAGATTCTATCATATTGTATTGGTAGTAATAAGGGTATTTTTCTTTTAATAATTCTTTTGGTACTTGAATATATTTTAATTTACCGGTGTGAGGTAAATTATGTTTTATATTTGAAATTACCCCTTTACCTTTTTCAGTTTTCCAATCAACAAATACAATTTCATCGTGATTCTCAATTAATGAGATGAGTGACATTGTGGTTCTTTTATATAAATTACCACCGTAATTATCATTTTTGGATGATAAAACAACAGAACTTTTCATTATTTTTTTTTATATAATTTATCACAAAACATTTTACCATTAACCGAACTTATATGTCGAGTACTTTCTCTGACTAATAAAAATCCATTTTCTGTCATATATTTTTGAATATTATGGTCAAATTCAGAATCTAAATCGGTTACTTCAATAATAATGTATGTAAAATTTTTTATATTTTCACCTATACCATCAAGCACTTGTAATTCCGCACCTTCGGTGTCAATATTTAATAAATCATAATTATTAAAATTTAAATTTTCTCTATCAAATAAAGTTTTAATAGTGATTGTTTTTGTTTTAACCGGAATACCATTTTTTTCAATCAATGAGCTTGAATCAGGATTCGATGGTGGACAATATAAATCCATATCTAAATCGTCAACATTCCACGCAGCTAAATTGTAAATTTTCTGACCAAATCGTTCTATTTCATTTTTAAATGTAAGGTATGAATTTGGGTTGGCTTCTAAAAATATTGAGTTGCTTCCACAAAAATGGGCGTATTGTTTTGCCTCCCATGCATCCCAAGCACCAATATGTAAAACACCTTTTGGTGACCACCGTAAATTGTAAAATAAACCCTTATTATTACCAAATTGACTTTCCCCTACCGGATTTGGGTCTTTATCCCAAAATGCTCCAAATAAACTCATAATTTTTTATTTTCTTTTTAATATTATTTCTTCAGTTAAATTACCAATATTATTAATTTCAATAATTTCCCAATCGATTGCGTTTTCCTCTAACCAACTTTTACTAAAAAAAGTAACATTGATGTGTTGTCCCGGTTGCCACTCATTGAAAGTTAACTCAACTCCATCATCAATCATACCATCGTAAATCACAAAAGTACACCCAACGTTAGCAATTTCTGCTAAATTTTTAAATACGTCAGATTTAAATTGTGCTGGAATATGTGGAATTACAGCGTTTGTAAACATAAAATCAAATTTGATTGGGATTTTAGGTGTAAGACTTTCAGTTAAATCCGCAACAACAAATTTTAAATTATCTGTCTCATATTTTTTTGCGTATAAGATTCTATTTTCAGAAAAGTCAACACCATACGTATTATAAAAATGTTCTTTAAGGACTCTTGTAAAATACCCTTGGGCGGAACCAACATCCAAACAATTCTTATGTATGTCTTTATCAATTAGTCGTTGTATTTTTGGTAGAAGGTTATCAATCATCCAATCAACACCTCTACCATCTTTAGTGTAACCTGTTTCATCATCCAAATAAGTTTCAGATTCAAAATACTTTTTTAATTCTTCTTTAATGTTTTCAATCATAATATGTAAGTCCAATTTTTTGGGAATAATTCCAAAACATGAAAATAATTCGGAGGGTTATGTTTTGAGTAAACTGTTACGTTCTCTAAACCTAATTTTGTTAAAATATATAGTAATGATGTTTCTGCTGTGTATATGTGTTTGGCTCCTAATATAATACCTACCCAATCAAAAATACTATATCCTTCAATATATGTCATCTCAATAGAGTTTTCATATTGACCCATATGACTGCAGTTTTGAGAATTAGGAGGGGAACCAAATTGTCGATTTACGAGATTATACTCCAAATCTTTAATATTCAATATATTCTTTAATTTTTTTTCTTTTTCTAAATTTCTTTCAAACTCAAAGAAGTCTACCCAATCATGATATTCCATACCTAATAAATTATATTTTGAATACATAACCGATTTATTAGGGTAGTTTCTATCAAAATTTTGGATAGGTAAATAAAGTAATGAATCACTTATTTGAATTGGTGTTGAGTCTCCCCTCATGAATATATTTTTGTACGGAAACGATTCATTTTCGTCAACAAAAGTGATATTCTCAACTTTTATATAATCTTTAATATATTTAAATTCTGAAATAACCGGCCACAAAATTTTATATCCTTGGGATAAATAATGTTTTGCGATTTTTTGTAAAAAGAATATATCACCTAAACCGGCAGGTTGTCGGATTAAACAAATTTTAGACATAGTTAATTAAATAATTTTCAAAAATCCAATCATCAAGAATACTATATTTTTGTACTCTTTCAAAATTATCTTTTATTGCTTTAATTTTAGAATCATAAAGTTTTTTAGTGAGTTGTAAAGGGTTAAAAGTATCCTCAAGAAAAATTATACCGTCAGGATTAAAATAATTTATAACTTTTTTTGTTCCCATGTAAACCGGAATTGTACCGGTAGCAAAACAGTCTAATATTTTTTCCGTAAAATAAGTGTCGTAAGTATCGTTTTCAATAACAATTGAAAACATGTAATCTTTTAAACCTTCTTCTTTATTTTGAATTTCATTGAAACCTCTACCATATAAATCTAATTTGTTCTTATTTTTTTGTGCAAAATTATATCTAAATCGATGTTGTTCTGTTATTTGTTTATCTGAAGTAATCATCGATAATAACTTCGTTTTTGGATAAATTCCAAAATCTTTGATGTAACATCCGTAAGCCGGAGTCCATTTAAATTTTGGGTGTAATAATAATAACTCGTCGTTATGTGTCCAAATTTCTTCGAACGTACTTAAAACTTGCTCTAAATTATTTTTTACGTTATTGACCGCATTGTTGTCAAATTTTTTAGATTCTAACAACCATAGAAATTTTTTTTTACTTCCCCCATCTTTTTTATGGTCGATAATACCTTTAAAAAAATCATTATCCAAATATACAGAAATATGGTTTTCATAACTATTAAAACACCACTGAATATTGATTGGTGGTTTATTTGCTGTGGACCCTTTGTCGTGGGCAAAATTAATTGAAAGCATGTTTAACTTAACCATCCGTCTTTGTATTTTACTTCAATTATTTTCCAATCAGATTGGTATATATCTTTGTAATTATTAGGACCATTAGGACCGAACCAAATTGAAGGTGCAATTATTTTTTTATGTGGATTTTTATTTAAAAAACTGCCCCACCAAGAAAATGTTGAGTTAGATATTATGTTATGATTACATAGTGACATTAACCACATATCAACATAATCTTCTTCATCAATTAATGTAATATTTTTACCGTTAAAATTTTCTTTTAACCATTTTTTGTCGTCACCAAATAGGAACATATGTGAGTACTGTCCTATTTGTTTAAGTGATTCATTTATATAAGATTTAGAAACACTTGGGTGTATGTGGGGGTTATTTTTATAATCCCCAAATCTAACATGTATAGATACTGTATTATCTTGTTTTAATTGTGGATATTTATCATACATCTTATTTATAAAATCTTCAGTCGGGGAAAAAATATTTCTAATTTGTTCATCATATCCCAAAAAGTTTTTACTACTTTGAAAATACCCTTCAAAGACAGTGTTATTAGTTTTTGGATTTACTTCAGAATATTCCCAAGGACCTTCAACGACTTTTTCAAATCCATCAATAGACTCAACAAACTTTAAATTTCTAAAAACGTTATTAATATAGTTTGAAGCTTGTCTACCTTGTAATGGTGTCCATGATTTAGGGACAAAAACTACTTCTCTATCGTGTTTTATTCCTTGTGCCAATGCGTGAGCAGCTTGAAATAATTGATTTCCTAAACCGCCCATTAAATTACACGAGATTAAATTATTCATTTAACTAACTTATTTAATTTTTGTTTATTTCTAACGATGTTTGATACTTTTATTTGTTCAAGATTGGAACCACTAGCACTACCTTGTTTGTGGTCATTATATGGGTTTTCTTCATTATAAACTAATAGTATGTCGGGTATAAATTCATAATGATTTTCACCCGACATTTCAACCATAGGAAGTGAGTATGCGACATCGGCTCCTGATTTAAAATAATTTTTATTTTCATCTAAAAACATTTCTTCATCTATACTTCTCCATAGATGTGCTTTCCAAGTTCTTAAATGGGAAAAAACAAATAAGTCACGTCTTATTGTGTTAGGATTCGTCTTTGACGAAAACCCCATCCTTCCATCAGAATATATAAAACTACCGTTAGTAATCCAAAGATTTTTGTTTTTAGAATATCTATCAAAAATTTTTTGTAAAACTAATTCATTATAAAACCAATCATCACCATCCAACTCGACAATAATATCTTCATCATCAATTAATGATTCATCCATCAATAAGTCATCTAAATTTTTTAATTTGAACTTTTTTTCAGTGTTTTTGATATGAATAAATCTTTCATCACCCTCTATTAATTTTTCTATGATTTGATTTGTATTGTCATTAGACATATCATCAATTAAATACATTTTAAAGTCCCGATAAGTTTGAAATTTAACCGAATTAATACATTTTTCAATGTAGTTTTCAACATTCCAAAAACAACTTACAACTTTAATCATTTAAAACTTTAATATATTCTTCTTTTATTTTTTTCGCTACTTCAATTGAGTTAAATTTACTAACATCTGTCGGTGGAGTATATAATTTTTTATTTAAAATATAACCACTATTTTCAACATTGTAAATCCATCCAGGTTTATTACACATCCAACCTTCAATAGTCGTTCTTCCCAAAAGAATACCTGCAGTTTCAGAACAGTTTTTAACATACTGTTCAACTTTACTTGTTGCGTTAAAATGTTTTACGTGTGGATTTTTTAATAAATCATCCAAGTAATTTGATTTATTTTCACCAACTAACCATAATTCTTTATTAATTTCAGAAGAGTATGTAACTAAATCTCTTATTGTATTTTCTCTTAAATAATCAATTGTACCAACAAACAAAACATAATTATCATCTTTAATATTGTTTGAATTGAATCTTTTTGTATCGATTGGATTATAAATTACTTCAGTATTATTTTTATCAATATTAAATTTTTCGACAATATGGTTTTGTATCTCAGGACGAATGCAAATATATTTTTTAATTGAATCGTGAATAATTGGATTTTCTAACTCAATAACTTCAGAATGTATTGTTGAAATTTTATCAATGTTTGGATACATCTGACACATTTGATTTGAAACTGGTGTGTGTTGGGTATGTATAATATCATAATTAACATCGCCAATTTTGTACATTACATTTGGTTGTGTCGGTTGAAACCCTTGTGGTGTATTAAATCCCCATTTGCCGTCACCAAGTTTATAACCAGGTGCATCTTGAAATGAAACAACTTTGATTCCTTGTTGTTTTGCTAATTGAGATAACGGTCCATTAATGTCTGAAAGTACCGTGACATCGCAATTTAATTTTTTTAATCCTCTTGCTAATTCATAAACATACATTTCTGAACCTGTAAAAGTTTTAAAAAATAAACAAGATAATAATACCTTTAAAGGTGATTCTAATGTTAGATTTCTTTTTATTTTAACGGGTAAAACATCTTTATATTTTATCGCAAAATCTTCTCTATTTTTTTCCCATTGTTCATTAGTCATACCAATAGATTTATGTGTGACTCTAACATCATACATAACACCTATTTTAACATCTTCTAAATAATTTCTAAAAGAAAAATCTACATCGTAAAAGTGAAACCCTTTAACTTCTTCGTTAAAGTTGTGTTTAATATTTTTTTTATTAATTGCAATAAATAACCCATCTACCAACAACACGTCATCCAACTGATTACCTTTGCTTGGTGAATATTTTGACTCCCATTTTTTTCCTTCATGTTCGTGATTAACAATTCCTTTAAGTTTTGAAAAATCTTCCCACCATTTACCAGATGAAGGTAATGATGTTGAACCTGCAACTCCAAGAATACCGTAGTCAGAATTTCTTTTGAAATAATTTAAAACTTTTGACGCCCAATTTTTACTATCAAAATAAACGTCATCGTGCATCAATACAATAATATCATTAGTGGAGTCGTTTAAAATTTTATTGTAAGCTTCACTAAGAGAATATACGCCATTGTTTTCAATTGGTATTATTTCCAATTTACTCACTCCTGATGTTTTTTTTAACATTGAGACAAAATTGTCATCTATTTTTCTTGTTGAAAATCCTACAGTAATCATAAACCAGTGCTCCCAAATCCATTATTATTTCTGTCTTTTGAACCTAAATTTGAAATTTGTGTTAAATTAACCCATTTGCCGCTGACAACAGGACAAAGAACCGCTTGTGCGATTTTTTGACCTTTTTCAATTTTAACTTTTTCTGTTGTTGTATTAAATAAAATAACTTGTATTTCACCTAAGTATCCACTATCAACCGTTCCTGGCGAATTTAAAACAAATAATCCTTGATTTAATGCTAAACCGCTTTTGGACCTTACTTGTATTTCATAACCATCAGGAATGTCAAATCTCAAACCCGTAGGTATTAAAGCTCTAGAATTTGGAAAAATAAATTTTTCTTCCGAAGCTCTTAAATCAAACCCCGAATCACTTTTGTATGAGTATACAGGATTTTGATTTTCGCTATCATTTACAAAATTTAAATCAACTGATGATGTAAATTGACCTTCAAAATGTTGATTTAATTCATCAGTATTAATCCCCATAGATTTCAACATACTTTCAGGGTTAGACATATCAATATCCCCAAATTGTGATTTTAGGTCATTTAACGCCTTCATACTATTTTTGATATCTTTTAATTTTTCAAACATTATTTTAAACTTTTTAATTTTTTTATTGTTGTAATCAGAACATCAACATCTTTTTCGCAGTACTGTGCAATTTCATTAAGTCTATTATGATTCCAATACGCCTGATGAACCATACCTCCATTGACTTCACCGTCTTTTGATGTTGGTATATCTAAACAAGAACACATTAAATCTAATGAACCAATTGAAGTGTATGTTCCGTATTGCCAAATTTCTTTTGTGTCAATGGCTTTTACTTCCCATGGTTTGGTGTCGTATGATGGAAGTATTTTTGATGGCATAATGTTGTTTATAATCATACGTTTTGCTAACATTGGAATGTCAAAGTTTTTTAAATTATGACCACACAAATAAAAATCTAATTTGTGACAACGGTCTAATAAATTTCTAACTTCCAACAATAAATCATCTTCGTTGTTATTTTTAAAAGTTTGTTTTTTAACTGTACCATTTTCTAAAACAAATGCCATTGATACGCAAACAATTTTAGCAAATTCTGGAACAAGTGCCGCCCTTAAAGAATAAACATCATTCATTTTTTGAAGTTCTTCTTCAAGACCATTTGTTTTAATGTCATCTTCAGGAAATCGTTTTAAAAACCAATCAAAGTATTTTACAAATTGTTCTGCAATTTTAGGGTGATTTTCTTGACATGTTTTCCAATCCTTACATATACCAACAGTTTCAATGTCGATAAATAAAATTTTGTTAATAGGTGTGTTTATCATTTTAATAAAGATTTATATAGATTTGCTCGATTTTTTGTGACCACATTCAAATCGTAAGTGTCTTTTACAGTTTCATATAATCGTTGACCCAAGTCATACGCAAAATTAGGATTATCAATTAATTTTTTCATATTTCTAGCCCAATCACTATGATTTTTTACTTCATCAACTAAAAGTGCGTTTCCGTCAGAAAACTGACCATTTTTTAATGCGTGTTTTAAATCAATGGTATATGGGCCAACGTTTGAAGCAATAATTGCTTTTTTATAAAAACCTGCTTCAATAACTTTTAATTGTGATTTAACTCGGTTAAAAATATGATTTACAATAGGAGATAATGAAACGTCAAATAATCTATAATTTGAAGCATAACTTGTAACGGGCTTTGTCCAAACTCGATTGTAAAAAGGTTCAGACTCTATAATATATTCTGAATCTTCAAATTTTTTCAAGTATTCAAGATGATTAGAAGAAACTAACTTATAATTGTCAGTAAAAATTTCTTCATAACGTGCCCATACAGTTTCTTCTGGTCGTATTGGTCTTTGTTTTTGTTCTCCCGTTTCTTTATTAATTTCGGTAACACTTCCTCTTGTATCAAAACCACATAGATATAATGAAAACTTGTCTTTACTATCTTTTAATTTATTTGTGACACCGTTTAATAATTTTAAATCATGTAAATGCGAAGAACCCCCAAGCCATCCAAACCGCAGTTTGTCTGATGGTTTTGTTTCGTGGTTAAATTGAGACTCTTTTGGATTAATCGCATTTGGAAGAACATGCACGTTTTTATTAATCTTAGATATTTCAGACGCAAATAAAGAAGTTGTCGTTGTAACATGTGCAGAAACTTTTAAATTTGCAACTATCTTTTGATTTAATTTATTTTGTACTATTAATTGGTGTATTGGATGTTCTTTGGTTGGTAACCAGTAGTCGTCCAAATCCATAATTGTTATTACACCAATAGAATTTAATTTTTGAATTAAATCATTAGCCTTTTCAAAATCTTGACCTATTGACCTATGAAAGTGAACAATATCATATTGTTTCCAATAATTATAATCATCAATTTTTGGGTCATAATCTATATCTACGTGAAATTCATCTGAGTGATTGTTTTGTAGCATTACGTGTGCGTCTACAGACCTGTATTTTCCTTTTAATTCAGCCAACTCCAGTACGGTCGCTAGGAACACATAAGACCCTAATTTTTCTGCGAACGTCTGGAGTTGGATTGCTCTCTTGATTCATGTTTTTTGATTAAGTTATTTATTATATTTAGATTAAATTCTAACTTAGAATATTATCCTTTTTCAAAAATAACCATTAATTTTTATTAAGTCAATTTTATTATTATTATATGATAGTAATTACTATTTTGTTTTTTCTTTACTTTTTGATAATAATATGAGTTAGATTTTTTGGGTTGTGATGGCAATAATCATCACTATTCTACTTGAAAATTAAATTTAATTCTTTTATCTAATTTTTTGAATTTTTGTGACTCTTCCTAAAAAAACATGCTTTCCTACTTTGAATTGGATGGATTCGTTAGCGTTTTCTGTGGATTCACTAATAACTCCAGCATTTTGTAATTCTTCTCTTATGACTTCTCTAACAACTTCTTTAATCATTTTTTTCATTTCATTATTATTATAAGTTGTAGAAGATTGTATTGGTGTAGATTTAACTTCTTTTGTTGTTTGTTGTTGGGATTGTTCTTTTTGTTGATAAAAATTATTATCCATTTTCATAAGTCTTTGTGCCCCTTCAATAATATCATCAGATATAGTTGCATTTGACATTGTATTTGGTTGAACTATAGGCCTTTCAATCATTAATTTTTTAATTTCATCAGGTAATTTTGAATTTAAAATTTTTGATTCTTCAATTGGTTTTGTTGGGTCGTAATTTGATTTTTGACTTGTTTGTGTGTTTTCCGAAAGAAATTCTTCAGGTAAATTATACGTGGCTTGAGGGGTATTGAAACTTTCTAACATTGGCAAAGCATTAATATTTTGTGGAATTTCGCCTCTTTTGATTGTATTCTGACGGTCCATAATTTTTTTGGACACCGCCAATCTTTGCATTAATTCTTCTTCTGCTGATGACATATTTTTTATTTTTTATTCATTATCAAATTTAGCGTTAACTAAAATTCTTATCATTGAGTTATCTCCTTGTGAGTTATAGTCAGGTCTTACTTCATCAAATTTATCAAAGGTGGGTTTATATGTAAAGATTTTATCCACTCTAAATAATCTCCATCCTGGTAAAAAATTACCTTTGTTTTGTGCACTGTATGACGCTCCTTCCCTTTCCCATGCTCTTAATACCATATTGTCTCTTTTAGAAAATCCTAAACATACTGGTTCTATTGTTCTATATCCCTTACCTCCGTTGTCATTACCATCATAATAAATCGTAACAACGTTTCTTTTTTTAATAGAGTCCGTCATGTCAGAAATCGCGGCAATTTCTGTAATTAACTTTTTTAAGTTATTTACTAGTTTCATTGTGGAATAAAATATGGATTTTTTTCTGAAAATTTGTTAATTTTTAAATCGTCTTTTCTTTCGATTCTATCAATAGCACTTCCTACATTCTGATTATGCACATCTAAATCCCCACCACTACCTTTTCCTCCGCCGTCTGATAATGCTGCTGGGTTAACAGTTGAATATGGATTTACTTCTTTAAAATCATTTCGAGCAAACATCTTTTTTCTTTGTTCTTCTGCAATTTTTGACAACGCATTGTCTGGTTGTGAAAAATCTAATTTATCTGATTGTACTGGCATTATATTATTTTATTTATTAAATAGTTTATTTTATTAACTTCTTCTTTTATTGCTGTGTCAAATTTATTACCTCCCTTTTCATGTCTTTTACTTGGTATTAAATTGATTCCGTTTTTTTCGTGAGTATCAATAAATTGGTTTTGCATTCCCGTATCACTCTTAACTTTTTTACCATTTTCAACACTATTTCTCCAAGTTTTTAATACTTCATCACACCAAGATTTCATTCTATCACCACCATTTAAAATAAATGGTGCGTCTTCTTTTCTTCCACCGTAACCGTCAAACCAATTTTTTATTCGTTTTATTTGTTGGTAAGTTGCCACCTTCTTTTCACGTAATTCTTTATTTCTATTATACCCTTCGGTTTTTTCGTCAGCGTTTGTAGAGCTAAAACATTGTTCTAAATGTTTTAACAACGTATCGGGTACAACTGCTTTTCTATCGTATAATGAGCTATTCATCTTTCAACATAAAAATTAATTCCTGAATTGGTATATTATTGTCTTTTGCCATTCTTTTCAAAGCTCTAACATTTTTTTTAATTAAATCTCCAACAATTTCATCATCAACTTTTTTTGACTTATTCAATAAAATTTCTTCGTCTAATTCCAATTCTTTTAGTATTTCTCTATCTATGAACCCTTTTTTCTTTTTTATTTGTGGAGGTGTTTTTTTGTCTAACCCTTTTTTCTTTCCTTGGTCTAGTGTTCGTATTTTCGCATTTTGTGGCTTTAATTTTAATTCTTTTTTAAAAAATTTTTCAGTTTCTTCTGCGTCCATAAATTTTGTGTCTTCAAATCCAAAAGCTTTAGACATGTCAATTTCTCTTACGTGACCTTCTCCATAGTATCCATACCATCCTCTCAAAAGTGGGTCTCTTGGGTTTTTGCTCATAAAAACAATTTTATCTGTAATTGTTGGGTTGTTTTTTGTTCCTGTAGTTGCCGGATTTAAAATTGGAATAGAAGACGAATTCCAAGTGCCATCATCATCAACCAATTCTGTAACTTCACCTTCTGATTTTTTTGTTTTTTTTGTGAAAATTTCATGATTCTTACAAGGCATAAAAATCTTCTTATTTTTTTCTGTATGTTCGTGTGAGCCCGTACACCCCAAAGTCTTGGAAACTCTTTCTGCTCTTTCTTTTGTAGAATATTTATAAGTTTTCATTTGATACTTTTTATATAAATATATTCTGTTAAAGTATTTATTAATAAAAATGCCAAGTCAAAGTATTAATTCATATTTTACACCAAAATATTCACAAAAATTAAATTTTGCGAATTATTTTGATTTTACACTTGTCGGAGACGAAAAAGACTACGATGAAGAGGTGGTATTTTCTAATGAATTGATTGCTTACAATGACGGAAATAGACTTCCAATTTTGTTTGATTTGGGTAATTCTGAAACTTGTCCCCAACTACCTATGTTTTTTAATAATTTTTATACAAATGCAACATTGGTTAGTAAAAATTATTACAATCCAAACAATGTTGATTTAAATTGTATATCTGCATTTACAGGAACTTGTGATGTAGGGTTAGTTGGTACAGATAATGGATTATTTACGTCTTTAACTGGCGAAACTTTGTACTACACTATGGGTATAAGGAACGATTATAAGTTTAATCCTTATTATTATGATAGACGTATGAAAATGCATATGGTCACAGGTTACACCACTCCACCAAATGAAGTTTTTTCAGGAAGGCCTAAACAATCTATGTACAATATAGTTTCAAAATATGACCCAACGGTAGGTTATTATCAAGAACTGTATGGTGGGTTTTATCAAGGATTTTATAAACTTTTTGGTTATGACTATGAAGTTTTTCCTGAAAGGTTAAACAAAGGTTGGACAATGGAAACGGTTATAAAACCAAGAAATATAGAAGAATACGGAATCAACACCCTGACACAAGAATACTTAAACACAAAGTACCCAAGTAATGCCGGCACTTTTTTCTATTTTGGAACAAGAGCTGAGAACAAATTTTATCATTACGCAAATGGAAGTCCTGAATCTGATTCAGGATACACTAGAAGCACAATAGGATTGGGTAGTTTAAGTAGTTGCACTTGTTATCAAACAGGATTTACAAATGCAAATTGTGTAAAATTATACCCTACAAGTTCAACAACAGCATATCATAACATTGGGTGTAACTGTGGAGCTTGTACTGAACAAATTCCAAACCCTCCTTTAGACCCAAAGTTTGACGTATTGTCAAATGGATTATCAATTAGATTTAGTGGTTGCCCTTTAAATCCAAGTTTATGCGTAAAATACATTAAAATTACAGGAGATTGTGTTACGACGGGGGTTTGTGAAACTACTGGTGTTACTTTTCAAACAGGGTATACAATTACAGAAGTATGTACTCCTCCAATTTATGATGTATGTGATTATATTTGTGGTGAAATAACTGAAGATAGATGGGTAATGGTTACTGCCGTGTTTGAGCGTTACACAACAATCGAAGAATGTGATTTATTAAACCTTGGTGGTTTAGGTGATATTAGAAAAGTTACTTATCAGTCTATTTTAAATAATACTTCCTACAATTTAATAATGCCCCCTGAAACGCATTCGGGAGACACAAAAGAAAATAAAGTATATAAAATTGTTTTTGACCATAAGTGGTTTGACGATACTTGGTACAGATTAGGTAGATTAAAATTATATATTAATGGATATTTATTCACAATTATTGAAAATTTTGAAGAAATAATTCCAAGAGAATTAAATTGTGAAAAAGAAAAACAAATCGGAGTACCATTTAACATTTCTTGGGGTGGGGGTAGTCAAGGATTACACGACAATTTGATATTTGATTCTTGCCAACAATGGTTTTGGTCTGTTGGAAATATTGAAACGGATTTAGTTTACACAAATTGTAGTGGAAATATAATAACGTTGTCAGGTTTAACAGGACAATCAAATACAATAACTGTGGAGTATGGTTCAACACCTTACTTTACGTCAGCATCAACTGCCAGCACTTTAACATTTATTGGTGACTATATACCTTTGGGTGGCCCTTATATACAAGACCCAGAATTATTTCCAAATGAAATATTATCAGCAACTTCTTTGAATTCTTTATCAACAAATATTTTAGTTGAACAAAATTTTGGGGGGTCTTTTATGGGTGGAATTTCTCAATTTAGAATGTACACTGAGCCATTTAGTAGCCCACAAGTTCAACATAACTTTAGAATTTTAAAAGAAAAATTTGATTTATTTGATTTTTGGTGTCCAAACTGCCTAACGCCACCTCCAACTCCTACTCCAACACCTACTTTAACGCCTACTCCTACTCCTACACCAACACCAACACCCACACCAACGCCTACACCTACTCCCGCGTCTATATTAGCAGTTGCTCAGTCATGTTTTGATAATTTGCAACATGAAGTTATTTCAATACCTCCTCAATATCAAAATCTTGATTTATACTATGTTGTAGGAGCTACCAATGGTGAGTGTTATACAATTTCGGGACCATCACAAGGTCCTCAAACTATAACATGGAACGGTCAAATCTATGGTCAAAATGGAGATTGTGAAGTATGCCCACCTATACCTACACCGGTTCCTTGTTTACAAAATCATTCATATACATCATCATATCTCTTCTTTAGAACTAGCGTTTATGGTCTTACAATAAACAATTATGCTACGGCCTGTGCAAGCTTGAGTTGTTTAATTTCTGGTACTTGCTTACCTTCGGGCGCGGTTGACCCACAATATATGGACACACCAACAATACAAATAGGAACAGTATTCTACGGTAGTACAACAACTTGTAATTATTATCAATCGTCTGGTTGGTATATTGGATTGAATGGTGCCACATATGTATTATTTAGACAAATAAATGGCGTAGTTACGCAAGTTTTTACTAGTTGCCCTTAAAAAAAAATTATTATGGAATTTTTTATAAATCAAAACTCAACTTTACCAATTTTAAAAATGGAACCAGTTGTGGACGGAAGAACAGACGCATATAAAAATATTATAGAAATTTTAGATAACGCGAATATTAGGTTTTCAATGATTGACGAAAAAAATGGAATACATAAAATATTTATGAACCAAGCATATATTGTTGAAAAACTAAAAAACAACCCCGATAACCCAACTGAATATTATCTGTACTACAAATGGGCAACAAATGATACAAAAACTAAAGGTAGGTTCATAGGTGAATTTTCTATAGTTTTACAAAATGGAGAATTAATTTCACCAATTAGAGAAAATCTTTATATAAACATTGTTTGACATTAAGACAACTCATTTTTATATTTATAAAAAAAGGGAAACCACAACGTAGTTTGTGAGTACAATAACCCAAAATTAAAGATATAAAATATGGTTCCACAAGAAGAAATTGAACGCTTTTTATTAGGCGAAGATGATGAAAAATATATCGTATCATTAGAATATGATTACAAAACTTCTAAAATTTACAAAATAATTCAAGACCCAATTAAGGGCAAATTGTTACGTCCCGATACGTTTATTCCATTTGCTTGGGTTGGAGATTTAAAAGGTAAAAACTTTTACAAAAACGACAAACACGCACAAAAACGTGCGATGAGTGAAAATGGTATTATCATAGAAAAACTTGATACTCACAATGATGAACGTTTAGAAAATGGGTTGAGGTATTTAGTTAAAACAACAAAAACACATTCAAATTTAATTAATTTTTTTAAAGCTGGCGGGTTAGACCCTTGGAGTAAAGACAACGTTGATACAATCCAACTTTTATCTCCTGTTGAACAGTATTTAGTTCAAAAAAATAAAAGACTTTTTAAAGGGTTTGAAGAATACGATGAAATCCATAGGTTTGTTTTTGATATTGAAACCACAGGTCTTGACCCAAAAACAAGTAAAATATTTTTAATAGGGATGAAAGACAATCGTGGTTTTTTAAAATTATTATCAGCACAAAATGAAGATGAAGAAAAACAAATGATTATTAATTTTTTTAAAACTATTGATGAATTAAAACCATCTTTGATTGGGGGTTACAACTCAGCTTTTTTTGATTTTCCGTTCATTTTAAAAAGAGCCGAAATATTAAAAGTTAATATCAAAAAAATCTGCAAGACCTTGCATCCCGATTACACACTAAAACAAAAAGATGGTATTTTAAAGTTAGCAAACGAAATGGAACCATATGTTCAGACTCAAATGTGGGGGTATAATATTGTAGACATTGCACACGCAGTTCGTAGAGCTCAAGCAATTAACTCAGACATTAAAAGTTGGTCTTTGAAGTACATTACCAAATTTATTGAAGCTGAAAAACCAAATCGTGTTTATGTTGAAGGTGATAAGATTGGTAAAATATATTTTGATAATTTTGAATATTGGATGAACAAACAAAACGGAGCTTATAAAAAAGTTGGACTTGATTCGAAAATAGATGAGATTTGTAAAAGAAGAAATGATGTTTATAAGTTAGTTACAGGTTCAAAAATTATTGAGGACTACTTGGATGATGACCTTTATGAAACGATGGTAGTTGACGAGCAGTTCAACCAAGCAAATTTTTTGTTGTCTAAACTTGTGCCAACAACATATGAAAGACTTTCAACTATGGGAACTGCGACATTATGGAAAATGATTATGGCCGCATGGTCATATAAACATAATTTGGCACTACCAAAAAAATTAGAAAAAAGAAAGTTCACAGGAGGTCTTTCTCGTTTGGTTCAGGTTGGGTTTTCTAAAAACGTATTGAAACTTGACTACTCTTCACTATACCCATCTATTCAGTTGGTTCACGATGTGTTTCCTAAGTGTGATGTGACAGGTGCGATGAAAAGTATGTTAAAGTATTTCCGTGATACCCGTATCAAATACAAGAACTTAGCTAGTGAATATAAATCTATTGACCCAAAACTTGCAATTTCTTATGACAGAAAACAATTACCAATTAAAATTTTTATCAACGCGTTCTTTGGTTCATTATCGGCACCACAAGTTTTTCCGTGGGGTGATATTGATATGGGTGAACAGATTACATGTACTGGTAGACAATACCTACGTCAAATGATTATGTTCTTTATGAAAAGAGGTTATGTTCCACTTGTAATGGACACGGATGGTGTAAACTTTGAAACTCCACAAGATAGACAAGAGTACAAGTATATAGGTCAAGGTTTGAATGGTCTTGTTAAAGAAGGTAAAGAATATGTTGGAGCTGAGGCTGATGTAGCAGAATACAATGATTTATTTTTACGAGGTGAAATGGGATTAGATATTGATGGTATTTGGCCGTCTACGATTAATGTTGCTCGTAAAAATTACGCACTTCTTACAGACAAGGGTAAAGTGAAACTTACAGGTAATACAATTAAATCTAAAAAACTTCAAACATATGTTGCTGAATTTTTGGACAAAGGTCTTCGAATGTTATTGGACGGTAAAGGTGGTGAGTTTTTAGATTTCTACTATGAATATGTAGACAAACTTTATAACAGACAAATACCTTTAGCAAAGATTGCAAACAAAGCTCGTGTAAAACAATCTGTAGAAGATTACAAAGTTCACATAACTAAAACCACAAAGGCAGGAAATATGATGTCCCGTCAAGCACACATGGAACTTTTAATTAAAGAAGGAAAAAATCCTGGTCTTGGTGATACTATCTACTATGTTAATAATGGTGAAAAAAAATCACACGGAGACGTTCAAAAGAAAAAAGATGAATTGGTTTTAAATTGTTATTTGATTGATGAACGTGATATAGAAATGAATCCTGATTTATTAGGTGAGTATAATGTTCCAAGATATTTAGCAGCATTTAACAAAAGAATTGAACCACTACTTGTTGTTTATAAACCTGAAATTAGAGAAGACATTTTAATTGAAGACCCAAAAAATAGACCTATTTTTACTAAGTCCCAAACTGAATTAGTACGTGGTTACCCCATGAAAGAAACACATCAAGATACGTTAGAAGAAGTATTAACTTTATCTGACATGGAATTAACGTTTTGGAAAAATGTAGGTATTGACCCTTACTATATGTATTTAGATGGTACTGTTGATTTAGTGGATGTTGATTGGGTTAAAAATAACAAAAAGTTAATGGAAGAATTTGTCGTACAACAAAAAAAGGTGGATGTTGATGAATACTTTGAATTTGATGTGGATGGGGATTTAATGGCTCTTAGTTTCGACTAAGAGTTTTTTAATCCATCTGAAGATAATATATACCAGTAATTTCCAACTTTTTTAAACTCAACGCATGAACCTTTGGTTAATTCAACTTCATCATATTGCTCATCAATTAATGAGTCTCCTTTAACTAAGACATTTGTCATTGATTTTACAACAACATGGTCAGTGTTTGATGAATTTAATAAAAGTTCACAATTATCAACACCCGAAACAACTATGACATATTCGCCACTTGTTTCATAAAAAGAATTTGAAACTATTGCAGAATCTGATGTTTCAACTTTATTACCATTAATTATTCTAATTGAAGGAATGGATTTAAATACTGACATATGTCAATTATATAACATTATATGGGCTAGTAAATGGTCTAAACTTTAAGGCTTTATTCATATTTTCTGCCTGTAAGGCTTTTTGCTCCATTTGTTTTTCGGGTCTTAATCTTTCAAGTCTTGCTTTTAATTCTTCCCACAACATTGTCTTTTCATCTTTAGCTTCAGTATTTAAACTTTGCCACTCTATGGTTAATTCACTATCAGGAGTCTTTAAACTACCACTATACTTACCTCTTACTTTTGCCAAAGTTTCTTTACAGTATGCGGTAAACCATCTTCTGACCCAAGTTTTTGCAGGTGAATTTAATTCATCCCATCTCATTTCATCAATTGGTACATCAGAAGGGAGTCTAACAACATCTGGATTTTTTGCTAAACAATCATCTCTATCAAAAGTGTCATAATACCAATACCATACTCTATATTGTTGGTAATTAATGTTTCCAAAATCAAATTTTCCTCCAGGTACATTCATTAAATGTAATGCTTTTTTTCCTTCAGGAAGTGCTGTAATTCTATAAGTTAAATCACCTGTTATGATTCTTCTTTTCATTTGAATGTCAGCCATTCTAAGTAAAATATCAAAAGCCGGTGTAATAAAATAATTTCCTGTTGTTCCCATTTGAGAAAATCCTGCACCACCACCTAAACCAATGCCCCCAAATCCACCAAAACCACCCATAAACGGGTCAAAATATGCAGCATCCAATTCAGAACGAGAAAACCACATTATTTCATTAATTTCACGACCCGCAGGTATTTCATAAATTTGTTGATTTCGTACTAAATCAATATAGTCTTTTTTTAAGACCCAATCACCACCAGATTGTAATCCTACAATTTTTGAATATGCGTAAGTATATTGTGTTTCCCAATCTAAACTTCTTGTTGTAAAAGCCCTTGTTAGTGATTGTTCATCTAAATTTAATCCATATAATGAAGACCATTGTGCCTCAATCAACCAATCATTAACGTGTTGAGCATAATCCTGAATAGATAACTCTAATAAAGAATCCATCATTTCGTCCTCTAATTCAACACTACGCAATGGAGCCCCTAAAAGATTTTTTATTCTTTTATACAATTTACTTCTTTCTGGTTCAGTAATTAAAATAGTAGTTGACATGACTTTTTATTTATAAATATCTTTCTATTTGTTTAGTTTTGATTTTGTAGAATACAAATCATTAACAAACCCCCAATTAACAACTTTCCAAAAATTAGATACGTACTTATCTCTTAGATTTTTGTATTTTAAATAATAAGCGTGTTCCCAAACGTCAAGACCTAACAAGGGGTAACCCCTTTCTTCTTGATTATCCATTAGGGGGTTGTCTTGATTTGCGGTGGTTACAATTTTTAATCTATTTTTATCTGTAAGAATTAACCAAACCCAACCTGAACCAAAACGAGATTTAGCAGCATCTTCAAATTCTGTTTTAAATTTTTCAAACGAACCGAAAGTCTTTTCTATTTTACTTTTGATGGGGTCGTCTAACTTTTGTTTTTTAGGCGACATCATTTTCCAAAATAGTGCGTGATTAAATGCGCCACCACCATTATTTCTAACTATCGTATTAAAACTTGAAATGTCAGATATGATTTGTTCTAAGTTTAAATCTTTACCACTTATTTTTTCTAATTCTTTATTTAACTTTTCAACATAACCTTTGTAATGTTTATTGTAATGGGTTTTCATTGTTTCACTATCAATAAAAACTTCTAACGAATTATATTCATAAGGTAGTTTTTCAACACTTATTTTTTTTATTTCGTTTATCAGTGATTGTTTTTCTGTAGATTCTATTTGTAAAAAAGATTCAATTGTTTCTATTCTTTCAATAAATGGATTATATATAATTTTTTTTAATTTTTTGTTATCTTTTTCAAATTTTTTTATTTCTTTTCCGGCAACCGCGTTTGCCACATTTTCATTTTCGCCACCAATATTTTTAGTTTCTTTTTTGTGTTCTATGGTTTTTTGATATTCGTGGGACCATTCGTGTGAAAGTGTTCTTAATATATCACGATTTAATCTGTCTTTAACCAAAATTTTAAGTTTGTGTTTATCGCTTCTTGAACCTGTGGTCATATACCCAGTTCTTTTACTAACAAATAAAATTTCTACATCTTTTTTCAAAGGGTAGTCTTTTTTTAATTGTGAAACAAAATTATTGATTAATGTTTTATCACTTTCCGTTGGTTTAATACCAACATATTTAATATTCACTTCCATGATATATAAATATCATCGGTTGACAGAAATCATTTTTAACATTTCTTCTATTGTAGATGTGTCATCAAACATATTGTCACCCATTACTGTTGAAATAATTTTCTTTTTTCTATTTAATATGTCGTAAATTGCTCCTTCTATTGTGTTTTCAAAAAGAGGGTAATAAACTGATGTTGAATTTTTTTGACCAATTCTATGTGACCTGTCTTCTGCTTGTGAATGTTCAGCAGGAACAAAAGATAAATCATTCATAATAACGGCCTCGGCAGATGTTAAAGTAATTCCAACACCAGCCGCCTTTAAATTCCCAACAAATACTTTGATTTTATCGTTGGTTTGAAATTCATCAACCGAATTTTGTCTGTGGAACTTAGAACAACTACCATCTAAATAAACTGCAGATTTACCAAAATGATTATAGATTTGATTTAATGTATCGGTAAAGTTTGTAAAAATAATAACCTTTTTACCTTGTTCTATAATGTTTTCTGCTAACTCAATTGTGTTATTAATTTTTTCTTGTGCAATTACTTTTCTTACTTTCATTAGTTTTGAAAACTGAATTGTAAGTGAAGATGATTCTTCAGGGTTTCGGTCATACCAATCAAAATATTCACCCATTAATTCTTCATAGTTTTTTGATTTGAGTCTTAAATAAACAGGTGTGATAATTTTTTCAGGTAAATCTAAAACTTCTTCTTTTAATCTTCTTAGAATGTGAGTTGAGGTTCTTTCTCTTAATTCATCAAGATTGGATGCGCCTGTAACGTTCCACACCTTTCTTTTTCCAACACTAAATTGAAATCCGTTACAATATCTTTTAGCGTATGCCATCCAATTCATTGCAACGGGACTATCAACAAGATTTAATAAATTGTAATAATTCATAGGTCGAGATGTCATAGGTGTTCCTGATAATAACCACACTCTATTAGATTTACTTGCAATATCGTTGGCAATTTTTGTTCTTTGTGCTTGTGGATTAGAAATCATATGTGCTTCATCCATGATTACTAAATCAAAATTAATTTTCATAATTTCTGACTTATCTTTTTCTTTAATGTCGTGGAAATTTTTTAAGATGTCGTAGTTCACAATAACAAAATCATGGTCGTCTGAAAATTTCTTACCTTCTGCAATATAAACAGACCTATCTGAATAATTTGCAATTTCTCTTTGCCAATTTATTTTTAAAGATGCGGGACAAATTATTAATATTTTTTTTGCACCCGTTTCTAAAGAAGCGATAATTGTGGAAGTGGTGTTATGTGTTACAATACAATGTTCTGTAACATATAGTTTATCAGGGGAGTCAACCGATATACAAACACTTTCTTCAAAACCAACTTTTTCAATATTTTTAATATATCTTCCTGTGGGGTATTTTTTTGGTTCAATGTATTTGTTAGCCTTTCGTTTTAATCTGAACGGATTCATACCCTTTGGTAATTTAATATTAACTCTATAAGCTAACTTACCTTTCTTTTTTTCACCCTTATAAGTATATGTTGGGATACAAGTTTTGACTCTTGCAACACCTCCTAATGTTTGTACTACTTCAACAACATCATCACAAAGTTGTTTTGATGTTGTACAATAATCAGTCCCAACAAAATTAGTACCATTATACATGCAATGCCCGTCAGTATCCATTAACCCTTGTAAAATTGATAATCTATTTTCAACTGATGAAAACTTGTATATTTCGGGAATAAATTTAGTGTCTGACCCACATCCCATCAAGTTTAACTTTTTTAAAATTTGTATAACTTCATTTGTGTAACCATCGATTTTAGTTATTCTATAACTGTATTTTGAATTTTTTTGTTTAACTATTTGTGAATTTTTTGGTAATGCGGTTTCAATATAACCTAAAATTTCATCGTCTTTTGTTGTAAAATTAATATTTTTTTGTGTTATACCACCATCACCTAATGCAAGTCCTAACAAATAAGGGTCAATCATAAGATTATCATTTCGTTCAAATTGTATTGGTTTCACGATTGGGATTTGCCATTTATTATTTCCGTTTGGTGATTTATAATAAGTTTCAATTTCATATTCCTTATTTTTATTATGGTTAATTCCTTTAACTTTAATTTTACCTCCCTCATACATTTGTTTTGTTGATAAAACTAAAAACTTTTTTAGTCTTTCGTTTTTTCTATTTTTACCGTAATTAGGGGATGAAACAGACCATAAATGTTCGTCCCCAGATAAAATTGAAAATCCATCGTTGAATGTAATTTTATAGGTTTCCTTTATGCCTTGTGGAAACACTCCTATTACGTTATGAGATTTACCATCACTACCAATAACCTTATCACCAATTTTTATATCACCAATTTTTTTAGTGCCTTTAGGTGTGTAAACAGGCGTATTAACTGGTAAGAACTTACCCAAACCCATATCGTCCGCCAAAATAAACTTTTTATTACCAACCAATTTTTCAATAGCTACCTTTTGGTGTTCCATAGGTGGTCTGACAGCATACTTACTGTAATCTATAACAATATTTTTAACTTCATTATCTTTTAGTAATGCTGATTTTGGCATCCAAAAGTCGTGTAAAGTTTCACCTGAAAAAATTTTACCCCAAATGTGATAAGCTTTATCTTTTTCAACCAACAACTTTTCAACATAAATTTCAGATGGTTCTTTGGTGTACATCTTATCTTCCATCAGTTTTTTACCAAAATATGAATCAAGTTTGACCCATTTTTTTGCAACTTTTGGTTGTGTTGTGTTATAATTATTGATATAATCCGCCTGCGGTCTTGTAGGTACGAAAGACTTACTATTCTCTTTTTTGTGTTTTAAATTAAGGATATAGTTATTTGACCCTTCGTAATTGTCTAAAATTAATAGGGCTTTTGACTCTGGTGTTTTTGGCACAAAATCTTCCATAGTATATATAAAATATAATAAAATTCAAGAAAAAATCAATCAAAGTATTTATAGGTATGACACAACCTAAAGTTCCAATAACAAGATTAAATAAGTTTTTTGCAGAAGAAGACTTTAATTTAGATATAAAAATGGGAAGAGAATGGTTAGAGGGGGATATGAACTTCACTTTAGTTTTATATAAAGTTGATAGGCAAAAAACAAACAACGACGATGTATATGGTGAAGCATTAAAAGGTGGAATACAATTTTTACCACCAATAGAATTTAAAGGTTTGGTTAAAATAGAAGCACCTGCAAACCAAGATTATGGTTCAACAAAATTAGAACAGTTAGAACCAGGTAATTTGACTGTTAGTGTTTATCAAGATTATTTAGATGATTTAAAAATTGATATAGAGTTTGGTGATTACATTGGGTATTATGAAACAGAATATAGAGTTAGATACTATAGTGTGGTAAATGATGGTAGGGTGTTTACTGACAATAAACACACTTATGGTGGTTATAAAAGATTTTATAGAACAATTATTGCAACTCCTGTCACAAATAATGAATTTGAAGGAATTTAATTAAATTATGGCCTTTCCAAAACAAGTAAAAAAACATTTACCTTTAATTCCACAAAAATTTGGTGTGGAAAGAAGAGAAGAAATGCTTGAAGACATAACAAAACATGGAACGTTTTTACCCAAAGGAGTATTACATGCCGATTTGGATAGAGGATTTTTAGATTTTGTTAAAGACAAATTGGGATTAGTTGTTGATGAAAAAAAAGTACCTTTGATTGATAGAATTATAACCAATCAAAATTGGATGCAATTTACACAAACATGGAATTTTCAAGATTTAGATAAAAA